AGCTGTTCTAAATATGATATCACCGGTCTCGTTACCTACTGAACCATTAGTTAAGGCGAAATCAATATTAGCAATTTCAACAATAGCACCATTGCTACCATACCCTGCAATTTTTGCGCCACCTGCAATTCCCCCTGCTGAATCTGAATGTTCAATTCTAAATCTACTAAACGAACCGTTTAATCCTGTAAATAGATCAAGTCCAGCTTCTGGCTGGATTGTGCCTATGCCAACATTACCAGCATCATCAATATGAAATCTGTTAAGTCCTGCGGTTTCATCTCGTATTGTAAATTCGTCGACTACTACCGATTGTCCAATTGACCATTTATTGGTATTCTGGTTTTCAAGGACTAATTTAACACCAGAACCTGTTACATGTAATCGGCTATCGGGTGATGATTCACCTATACCAACGTCTCCGGTTGATGTTATAGTGGTGAATGCGCCGGTAGATGCACTTGCACCGCCTATTGCTGCGCCATCAATTGTTCCACCGTTAATATCGGCGCTGGTAGCTACTAAGCTGGTGATTGTTCCCAAGCCAGTTAGACTTGAATTAACAACTGCTGAACCCAATGTAGTTGCACTAAGAACCGATGTTCCATTAATTTTGTATGTATCAGCACTGGCAATATCAAACCCATCAACATCCCATGTTCCGCTTGGACCAATGATTGTTCCGATTGAATCAATAGAAAGTCGTTCTGCTCCATCTGTCGAAAATGCTAGAACATTAGCTGATTTACGATACATTCCCGTATCAGTATCAGCAATGAATGAAACTCCTGGAAAGCCCGAACCACCATTTTGAAAAGAGGATTGTCCACCATTAAAATTAACAATTTGTGTTCCACCCGACGTTATACCAACATTACCGCCAGTATTTAAAAAAATCCCGGTATCAGTATCATTGGCAAACGAAATGCTTGGAGTTCCGGCAGACCCATCACTTGCTTCTACTATAATATTACTAACTGTAGTATCAAGATTAAGAGTATTTCCGGATTTATTTAGATTGGTTCCGGCGGTGATATCTCCTGCTTTACTAAATTGTGTCCATGAAATATCATCACTGCCAAGATCAAAATACCCTTCTAATGCTCCTGCACCGGTTGCAACACCATTTGCGGTCCAACCACTATTTTCGTTTGTTGTTCCTTCCTCGACGAACGTAAACGCACCTGGTCCGAATTCTGCCCCTGGAGTATTGTCAACATCGCCTGATCTGGACCATGCACCTGCCGCCACATCATAAATACCATTTTCTGTTAGTGTAGATTGATCTTTAACAAGAACCCTATCATCAGATGATAATGTTACTCCATCAATTGTTTGTGTTCCTGATAAGGTGATATTAGCTGTAGTAGCAACACGGGCACTTTGTTTAAGGTCGAGTCCTGTCGCCGTCGCATCTACATATTGCTTAGTTACGGCATGTAAGTTTGACGTAGGATCACCTGACAAGGTTAATGCTGCGGTCATTGTTGTGGCAACGTCTTTAAGAACAACATCATTTGTTAATGAATATGTTTCCCAGGTTCCCGCTTTTTTCTGATAAAATTCTGGAGTTGATCCATCATTTCTAAGGTACACGTCACCGTTATCTCCGGTACCACCCGAAGGTGCCCCAGTTCCTTGGTAAATGGTCGGACCACTCTTCCCAATACCAAATGAAGTGCTCGTTGTACCCCTTAAATTATAAGTTACAGCCATATATCAAATCCCTTATCTATCAAGCATTTATTGCTTGTCAGCCCAAATTGAACTGTTAGTTGGTATACTTATTGTATTTAGCTTCGTAACACTTATCAGGATTTATTTGGATTTTAAGTGTTTATCTAGAATATACCCATCGCCTAAGTGTTCTTGAAATTCAGATTTGTGTCGTCCAGTGTCAACTAATATCTTAAAGCTTTTTACAATTTGAGTAGATGTATCAAACGGATACCACCATGGAAAAATTGCATGAATAATTCCTTTTATTGATGCTGTCAGTAAATTGAAAGAATTGAAAAATGCAACATTGAAATGCTGCCAATATGTTTGTGGAGATTCAGTATCTTTTATATGATCAGTTAGAAATGACATTTAATTATCCTCGGTTAATTGTATCCCATTATATTTATCAAAGGAAAACCCCGGGAACGAATCCCCGGGGTCAACCAATTTGTTTTCTAAGTAAAAATACTCAGCAATATCAACTACTTAGGCTGTAGGTGTAACCGCCTTATATTCTACGAAGATGTTACCGGCTAGACCAGTAGAAGCAGCATATGTTAGTGCAGCACCAGTGTGGTTTGCATCATCATATACGTCAACTACATAACGTCCAGTTGTAGTTACATCAATATCATCAAAGCTTACTGGATCAGCAACAGTTGAGGATACTACGAACGGGTTACCAACAGAATCAGCACCGGCAGAAGTAACACTTACTGTAACGCGAGTAATGTGATATTCCTTACCAGCAACTGCGGCCATTGTACCGATGGAACCACCGGCTGCGCCCATTGAGGTCTGGAACATTAGTTCATCTGTATTACCAGCAATAGCGGCGTCTACATAACCCTTTGTAACAAGAGCTTCTGTACCACCAGATGCTAGGTTAACAGTGTAACCAGCTGGAGCAACGATAAGTCCGGTTCCCTTTGGTGCTAGGTTGATATCGACGTTAGTGTCGGAACCAACGGCGGCAATCTCTGGGCCTGTGCCTGTTGCGGAGTTTGTTGTTGTAAAGCTGTTAACAGCAGAAGCAACGCCCTCGAAGCACATGATGTTTGTTGATGTGGATACGCCTTCAGCGAACTGAATGCAAACCTTACCATCAGCACCAGTACCACCGGCACCACCACGTAATAGAACATCACCATTATCAAATGCGGCTGTACCATCACCACCTTCTAGGATAAGGTCACCAGCGGCTGCGGAAGCGGAATCGCCACCCTTAACCAATAGTAGCTCATCGTCGTCGGACTGGATAGCACCTGGACCTGCTTCACCAATGAATACCTGACCGCCATCCTGTGGAACAAGACGAATGTCAACATCACCAGTACCGGCAGTGTTTGTTGCTTCGATACGAACTTCATCAGTACCACCCTGGGCCTGTGTGAAGTTGAACTGAGAACCTGGAGTGTTCTGAGCTGTATCAGCTGCGAAGAAGTTAGCAATCTTAGCAGAAGATGTTGTATCTAGCTGTTCAGCGGAAACAACAACTGTACTTGCGGTACCATTGTTATCACCAGCTTCTGTACCAACAGATGTAAATGTGTCAGCAGCAATAATCTGCGTAGCATCGAAGTCGATAAGAGTTGCAACACCATCAGCAATTTCCTGACCTGTCATGCTAACATTGTTAGAACCATTGTCGATGATGAATAGATCACCGGCAACCATGTCTGCACCGTTAGCTGTTAGGTTAGTAATATCAACACCGACAGTTGGGTTACCAGCAACACCATCACCATTTGTAATTACTGCACCTTCTTCCTGTGCGGCAGCTGAAGCAGTAAGTGTGCGTGCTGTATAAGTATCAGCGGCTGTACGAACAGTAATACCGTTTGAAGAGATACCGTGAACGACATCCATATCATCTAGTAACTTATTAACAGTAGCCTTTGTGTTGTTTGCACCATCAAATACAACAAATTCATCAGTACCATCAACAGTAGTTGTAGCACCTAGGTTTGTAATATCTAGACCGTATGTGATGATTTCCTGTGTACCACCTGATACGCTAACAACAACTGATAGACCCTGAAGACCAGCAGCGGTAGAAGCGCCAACTGTTAGAGTATCAGCCGTGTTATCAGCATTAGCAGTATTGGAGCCGTCTGTAACGGATCCCCAAGCATTAATACCACCTGTTAGCATATCAGCAACAAGAATCTTCTTAGTGAAGCCAGTTGAAATATCTTCGATTAGAACAAAGTCAGCGTTCTCATCAACGGTTGCACCGTTTAGAGTAGCCATTCCAGTCCAGTCGATACCAATTTCTGGATTACCAGCAATACCATCACCATTAGCAATCTCTAGACCACCACCGGCAGCGCCTTGTGCTGTAACTGTGATTGTACGAGAAGCATATGTATCAGCAGCGGTACGAACCGTGAAGCCGTTTGCTGTAATACCATTAACAATATCAAGATCCTGCATGATCTTAGTCCATGTAGCTTTAACCATTGCATTTGCGTTATCTGAATCAGACATTGCAACAAAATCACCAGCGGCAACTGTACCAGCCTGTGTTGTAAGGTCGAAAACGTCCATTGCGAATGTTACTGTATCAGCAGCATCGGAAGCAACAGTTACGATACCACCGTTTGTAGCACCAGATAGAATCAATGTATCGGAACTAGTAGCAGCAGCAGAAGTACCGGAATCACCAGTAATAGCACCATAAGCTAGTCCACCAACTGAAGAGTTAGCAACGTTAACCCAATTTGTACCGTTGAACTGTAGAAGTTCGGTATTAAGTGGTGAAGTAATAACAACATCACTTAGATCATCTAGAGCGGCTGTTGTGTACTCAAGAGCATTACCACCAGCATTAACACGTAGGAACTCATTTGCTGTACCAATTGCAAGCTCAACTACACCGGTACCACTGTCAACCATTAGGGAATTAGTAGCGAAACCAGCAGTATCTGTTCCTGTACCACCATTTGCCTGTGGAAGAATTGTAGTACCAACGGTTGCAAAATTGGAAAGATCCAAATTGCCCCATGTTGCATCAGAAGAAGCGCCTATACTACGTAGAACGTTACCAGCAGTACCACCGAAAACAGCGGCCTTATCACCAGTACCACCGTTACCACGGATTGTAGCACCATCACCATCTAAGGAAACAACTGAACCAGAAACAGCAATACCGTCACCGCCAGTAATAGAACCAGCACCAGAGAACTGTGTGAATAGTAGGTTATCTGTACCTAGTGTAGCATTACCAGTAATGTTATTTAGAAGCCAACCGGAATCAGCATTAACAGTACCTTCTTCAGTGAATGTGAACATACCACCGGAAACTTCGTTTCCTGGAGTATTATCAGCATCTACGCGACGGTCCCAAGTACCTGAAGAAATAACTTCATAGATACCGTTAGCAATGTTAGAACCAGCAACGCCGTTCTTAACAAGCACGGAATCACCGTTAGCAAGAGTTACGCCATCAACTGTTGTTGGTGCAGATGTAATCTGACCAGCACCGGCAGCTGAAGCTGTGTTATTGTATGCACCACCGGCAATGTCGGCAGTAGTTGCAACGCGAACGGAATTCTTGACGTCAAGACCCTGAACGAATTGTGCGATTTGGTCTTCTAGATAATCCTTGGAAACGATAGTATTACCTACGTCACCAGTTGTAGTTGATTTAACTAGACCAGTTTCTAGTGTTGTTCCGTCAGATGTTGTTAGTTCCCAACCGCCGTCATATACGATACGACCTCCGGCCTTGCCAAACTGAACATCTGCGCCAACACCAGATAATTGATATTGGTTAATTGCAGCCATATTATATTTTTCCTAAATATGGTTTAATGAAATTATGACCAGCCTATTTTCGGATAGTCACGTGAACGGAGATGATTATCTCCACTCTTATTTATACAACCCACTGGAAAATTTAGTGTTTATATAATAGAATGAGTGCTTTTATAATTATGCATAAGTTATCGTAACTATGGCTTCACCAACAGTGCCTGGGCTTGAAAGGAATACGAACAACTCTGTTTCTACGCCAGCAGTATCATATTGATGAGATGGTGTATTGGAATATGATCCAATAGTGCCTAAATCAATAAACGCATCTGGCATTAAACGATCATTAACCGTCGTGTCTCCGATATTAATAACAGGAGACCCATCAAAAGCTACTGTAACATCAACATTGACATTAACAACCCTTGCGCCATCAGATACGCGATGAATTAATTCTGGGAATGAATCAGCAGATGTAATTGTAATACTTTCTGTTGTAGCATCAACATTACTTGAATCTTGATCACCTGTTTGTATCCAAACACTTCCGTCGAATAGATACATTGCGAATTCACCCTGCCCAGTGTTAATAACATAAGCCTGATCACCAATTAGTGCATTAATTGCATCACGTGCTGGTATATCAGCGACAACAAACATGTCACCTCTTCTAATACCTTGATCAACTACTAAGCAAACCGGAACTTGACCATTCCATGTGCTGAATATTCCTAAATCCTCAACTGGTGTTCCGACTACATTTTCTAAGAGTATTTCTAATCCATCGGGTTGGGTAAGTATCATTGCGATATCTGTTGAAGCTGGAGTTGTTAACGGTAAGCCAGTAACTGATCCTGGTCCACCAAATGGCTGTGCGAAACCATCAAGTGTTCCATTAACGATGTTAATTGCTCCACCCGCTGTTTCAGTAAGAATTACCTTACCGCCACTGGTTGACGCTATTAAATTAGGAATACTTGCTGCATTAATGTCGAATGCAATGTCAACTTCATCGGCAAAAGTGACACCATGTGTAGTTGTTGTGAAGCTTACAAAAACAGTATTGATTGTTGCATCAAATGGAGGAGAACCACCAACAATACCAAAACCAGTATCTAAGAAATCGGTTTCGGCAATTACAGGAGCAGGCGACGGAGATGCAACTACTCCATGTGTCCCTGTTGATGCATTGATATCGATTATTAATTGTGCCAAATTTGATACAACTGATATAGGTGTATTGTTAATTTCGAACGAATCCCCTGGTGTAAGTGTGGGCGCTGGGATGCTAGTAATCGTTGATGGACCAGCATCTGTTAAGCGCAAAAGTACCGGACTGCCATGTTGATCAGTTGTTAAATCTCCAGGACTTCCCGGATCATTATACAAATAATCACCTATACTACCTGGTAGATTTGGTTGGTAATTTTCAATAACCTTCGTAAATGGTCGTAAGTAATAATAATTGGGTCCTGGCCCAGATTCTAAAACGGTACCAATCATTTTCTCATCAATTGCTCCAGATGCCTGTGTAATAACACCACTGTTAATTGCGAGAACTTCACCTTCTTCAAAACCATGTGCTGTCTTACTTAAACGATATCTTTGTTCTTTATCAAAATTTCTAAATCGAGCATTTAGTTGTGGCGCAAAATTAACTTGGGATACTGTTGGTGGCAAAGGATCAATTAGGGGCATACCTTCGTCGGAAAGTTGGAAAATAACCGCCGTTCCGGGTGTAAATCTTCCTAAACCGTTCTGGTTGGGATCTTTATATGTGTTATACCGATCTCTATCCTCTACTAACAGAACAGCAGATGTTTCAGTTTTGGACTGTACTGCAATAACTTCTAGGGCAACGGCCGCACCAGTATTTGTAATCCAATCACCAACATAAACATCAAGACCATTGAATTCAAAGGGTTCACGTGTTACATGGGATGAATGTGTTTGTGTTGTAATTGACATTGTCATAAGCCAACGATAAGGTGACGGTGTTGAGCCACCTGACCAATATGGATCTCCTACCCCATCATCGAATTGCCATACTTCGTCATTTACAATACTAGTAACTTCAACTTGCATAACTTTATTTGGTATGTTTACAGCTTGTGGTCTAATAGAAGCCATTGTTTACTCCTTAAAATCCGAATACTAGATAAGAATGGGTTGCAATAAACGATGGGAAGGATCCGCCATTAACGGCCCCAGCTTCATTTCTATCAACTTTAAAAGTACCCATTTCCATACCATCGCCGAACGCGCCGAATGGATCTGGACTCGGTGATCCCGAAGTACCACCAGGACGAATAAAGTAATCCAAAGTTGCTGTTAATTCTTGTCTAATATATTCATTTTGGTTATAAATGTAACCATATTCAATAATACTTTGTGGTGGGAAACCCTTAGCATCAGTAAAAGTAACATCAATTGTTGTATTGTTCGCATCAGTTGTTAGGATCGAAACATTACTAATACCGTCTGAATGTGTTTCAGAATCGAATGTCCCGGCAATAGTATAAGTAATTTTAACCCATTCATTTGATCTACCTGGTATCCAATTAGTTCCATCAAATGTTAGTATATCACCTCTAACGGCCGCATTTGTTGTTGTATCAACATCATCTAGATCATCTATACCACCAGTGACGGGAGAATTAGTACCAATAATCCATGTACTGGTACCATTATCAAATACCAAAATTGACCCATCAACAACGCCAGTTGTATCAACATCACCAATGTCATTGATTTCATTAACTGACCCAGCAGCGGCATCTATTGTAAGTGTATCTCCAACAATAGTTGTTGTAACATTAGTACCACCGGTAATGGTTAATGTATCAGTAGCAGAGTTTGCAGTTGTTGAGCCCGTGTCGGCGGCAAATGTTTCAAATAAGTTTTGTATATCAGTACCAGTATCATCTGTGCCAATAACCCAAGTGCTGGTTCCCGAGTTAAACTTTATAACTGAACCATTAATTGCTCCACTTGTATCTACATCAGTCAGATCATCAAGTGCAATACTTACGAAGTTATTAACATCATCAAAAGTAACACCGTTTTCGGCTGGGTTAACAAGTAATACCATTCCAGCTTGACCAACGTATGAGTTGGGAACATCGAGAAGTTCTAGGAATGTATCAACATTAACACTTGCTGGAATATTTAGAAGATCATTAAAGTCTCCTGTTCCAGAAACAATCGATAGAGTTGGAAGATTAAGTAGATCATTATAATCACCCGATTCAGCAACATCGGCTAATGGGTTGAATTCCAATGCTGTTTCACCAACATTTACTCTTACATATTTTAATGAATCTCCGGTATAATCAGAGGGGGTATCACTAAGATCAACAAATGCTTCTACAAGACCGCTTACTCTTGTCTTTGGAATTGTTCCAGTTGTATTTGAGATATCAATATTGGCTTCATTAACTGTTAGTGTTGTAATCGGACCATTTGGGTCCGTAACCGTTAACAGAGTGTTAGCACTGTCGATCTGTTCGACTAGACCCAAATCTGGACCAACTACCCATTGTGAACCGTTAAACTTTACAATTGCTCCGGTCGCCGGCGCCACAAGATTGACATCAGCTAAATCAGTGAAGTTTTCTACAAGTGTTGGTAGATTTATAAGATCAGCATAATCACCTGAAGTGGCAACATTTGCCAACCCAGTAACTTCTGAAGCCGCTACATCACCAAACGTTAGCGTATTGCTGCCATCAGTTTTAACAACCTGTCCAGCGGTTCCGTCTATGTTTGGATAGATTAGGCGTTCAACAATTAGCCCTTTTTTAATTCTAAATTCGTTAGCCATCAGTTCATTCTCCCCGTCGGCAGTTAATTATTTTATAATGCAAACCAACGCGCAGCAAAGCTCATTGTTCCACTATTACCAGTTGATGCAGAATCATAAGTAATTTCAACGTTTCCTGCATTAATTACCGCATTAAATGTTACTAGAATATCACCATCATCAACTCCGACATCGGATAGCTGAACGGTTGCAATATTGGTGGTAACAAATAATGATCCTGTTCTAAATCCATCCCCTGGGCGGTTCAAGATATAATCCAAATAATATGCTTCATGATTTAATGCTGGGAAAGTTGTAACCGCACCCCCTGTCGTATTATCAGCGATTACAATAGTTACTTTGCTGGCATAAGTAACACCACCAATAATTGTATCCCCACCAGGATTAATAGTCAAATCTCCAGTTGAAGTAATCTCTGTAAGTTCGACCGTTGTTGAAATATCAGCATCAATTGTAAGTGTGTCACCAACGAGTGTTGTTGTTATGTTAGTTCCACCGACAATATTCAATGTGTCTGTTGGGGTATTGGCGGTTGTTGTTCCTGAATCTGCGGCAACTGTCTCAAATAAATTCTGTGAATCACTATCTACTGGACCAACTTCCCATTTACCTGATATATTATTGAATACCAATGTAGCGCCTAGGAAAGCACCTGTTGTATCAATGTCACTCAAATCACTTAATTCTGTTGGTAGAGTACCACTGAAATCAATTGTCAGTGTATCACCAACAACAGAAGTCGTAATATCAGTTCCGCCTGCAATTGTTAATGTATCAGCTGAAATGTTGGCTGTAGTCGATCCTGAATCACCAGTGAACGTTGTGAAAACATCTTGTGATCCGTTGGTTCCAATTTCCCAAGTGCTTGTTCCATTGTTGAATACAAGAACAGAACCATTGACTGCACCAGTAACATCAACATTGTCTAAGTCTTCAATATCAGCAGGAATTGTTCCATCAAAATCAATAGTTATGGTGTTACCAACTGCAATTGTGTTGATATCAGTACCACCAACCAATATTAAAGTATCACCGGGTGATGTAGAGGTCGACGTGCCCGAATCAGCAATAACAACGCCGAATGAATCATTACCACCGCTAACTGTCCCTGGGGCTTCTGGTTCCCAATTACCTGAGATGTTATTGAATACTAAAATGTCACCATTAACTGGTACAACCGAGCTCGTATCAACATCACCAATGTTATCAATTGTTGACAATGATGGAATTACTGGTAGATTACTTAGGTCATTGTAATCGCCGCTTGTGGCTACCGCTGCCAACCCACTAACTTGACTAGCTGGGACTGTCCCAACTGTTATAATTGGATTTTGTGGATCTGTGTTATCAACAACAATGGTTGCATCGCCTGAAGACACTGTTTCAACATGAACTGGGATGTTTAGAAGATCATTAAAATCACCAGTTGTGGCAACCGTTGCTAGTGTTGGTAAATTGTCTAGATCATTATAATCATTTGTTATAGCAACGGTGCTTATACCAGGCTTATTCAGCAAATCGGCATATTCGCCAGTAAAGGCTACGGTAGCAAGAGGAGTAAAAGTAACACCATCTTCGGCAGCATTAACCTGTAGAACATCAAGTGAATTACCAACGTATGAATTGGGTGTATCTGTATGATCTAGAACTGAGTCAAACCCGCCACCTGCGCCTGTGTTATTAGCAGCAACCCAATTAGTACCATCAAACTCCAAAATTTGACCAATTGTTGGGCTGACACTTAGATCAACATCACTAAGGTCATCTAAACTTAGTGCGCCAACTCCAGTTGCAGTGATAACAATTTCTGTGGAAGACGATGTAATGTTTGTTCCAGCACCAGCAACCAAGCTCTTAAACTGTAGAGTTGATCCTGCTTGCGAAGCAAAAACGCCAGTTCCTGTTCCCAAGTTAACTGCGCTACTTACGAAGTCTGTACTGAAAATTAGCCCTGTACCAGCTGGGTTAACCTTAACAACACGATTCTCAAAACCAGTGTAAGCACTGGGGGTATCAGTTAAGCCAAGGAAAGTTGTGGCAACAGTTGGTAGGTTAATTAGATCATTATAATCACCTGTTGTTGCCACGGTAGCAAAGGTAAGCGTATCATCGACATATTTTTTAGTTGCTGCATCGCTATCTATCGTTGGTTCTTGCGCCAGAGTAACTTGTGTAGCTTCAACGACGCCGTCTTTGTGAACGACAAAACCAGTCCCTGTTTCATATTCTTCGACTGTTGTGGTAATTTGCAATGCTGGGCTATCAACCCTCACATAACCAATAATCGGAAATGGTGTCCCGGGGCTCACTTCTATGATATTTCCAGCAACAGAAGCAATCTCGTATATACCATCAAGCACGTCTGAGTCTACAATACGCATAACTTGACCAGAAGCAAATCCAGCAGCGTCAAAATCAGTATCATATGATTCCAATTCAGTTGATGAATTGGTTTTCAAAGGCGCTGATGAAAGAGTTATATTATTATATGGTCCACCGAGACCAATTGCTGCTGATCCAGTATAAGGAACAGTAAAAATTATACGACTTACGCCAGCGACATTAGTTATTGATCCAATAACAAAGTTGCCAACCTGCGGGCCTGCTTGTGCCAAAGTAACAAACATTCCGGGTTCATATCCCAATGCATCAAAATCCTGAGTGGTTGTTTCTATAAAACCAAAACCACCCACTTGACCAGTAAATGCATTATTAAAAATAATTTGATTAACTGGTGTGGTACTAGTTGCAACAAGAGGTGATGCACCTGAGGCAATTACTGTTCTAATTTCAAATTTAGCATTTGAATCATCTGCATCATTGTCAATTGTAATAACATAGTCGCCTGAAACTGACAAGGTATCAGCAGCCAAATTACTTGAAATGGTTAATGATGTCGGTGTACTAACAAGTTCAATCCCTGCCCCTGGAACAATCTCTTTGAAGTTATGTACATTAAATGCAATTCCCGCATCAACTGTGTGAGCATTCGCTCCACCAAACGTGGCTGTATCGGTAACGCCAGAGGGTGATGTGTTAGGAGTTTTAACGACGAATGCAGCAACATCATCATCCCATACCAATAAGTCACCATCAACTGGTGGTGAATCGCAATGAACTGATTTTAAAATGCCTGCTAGGTCTAAAGAACCAACTCGACGCGCAAAGATTGCCATATCTTACTCCTAAACGTGGTATTATACTTTATTTAGTTTTTTTCATGTGGTCTTTTGCAAATATCAAAAATAACTCATTGCTAAATAAACATAGTATTTAATTAAAAATATATAACTTTGCGGTTATAGGAGAAACAGACAAATGGCGAAACTCGCAGAGCAATTTATCATATTAAAAGTAAGCAAGGCGGTTGCGTCTTCTGCTAACGATGAACTAGAGGTACTATCAGATGAAATGGCTGGAAATATTATTGAGCTTGTTCAAGAGCTCCTCACCAACACAAGCGACGGAGCAGGCTGCATCGTCGACATCGAACGATCAGAATAAAGTAGTAATTGAACAAGATAAACAGCTTGTAGAAAAAATTCAAGAGGCACCTGTTCGAACTGAAGAGACTATTGAAGTAGCCAAACCAGTGTTTATGATTAGGGATGATTTTCTTTGTAAGAATGGACGCAAGGTTACAACCTTCGATTCCCCTCATAAAAACGTGTCACGGAATATTTGCGACTTTGTGATTATGCATTACACGGGAAGTCACGGCACTTATAAATCATCAACTACTTGGGCAGGGGACCCCAATTCTAAGGTATCATGGCATCTAACTATTGGGAGAAATGGTGAAGTAAACCAACATATCGATGGATTACGATCTGTACTTTGGCACGCCGGAAAAAGTAGTTGGGAAGCTAAAAATACTGGTAAGACCTATAATTCACTAAACCGATATTCAATCGGTATTGAGATGGCCAATGCTGGGAAGCTAACAAAGAATGATAAGGGAAGATGGGTTAATCCATATGGTAAACTTGTACAAGATGCGAATGTATTTATTCATGAAGATGGTACTGGTTGGGAAAAATTCACCGACGTTCAAATTGGTACGGCTTGTTCCATAGCTCTTCTACTTGCTGAAGAATACAGTTGTGTAGATATTTTGGGTCACGAAGATATCGCACCAGGTAGAAAGATTGATCCAGGCCCCGCATTCCCATTACAAAAACTAAAAGACGATCTACGCAAACAGGCATTTTACAAATTTAAGTAATTATAAAAGAATCCATATGTGCTAAATATTATTAACGTTTTAACAATATTTAATATTTGGAGAACATTTGTAATGTATAAATCTTTGCGTAAAATGAAGGCCGTAGATCGCCGAGCATATCTAATGAAAGAAGTTTATGGTGTATTAAATCGCGCTAAAAAAACATCTCGCTTTCTAAGCGAAGAACAAATTGCTCGTCTAAGACAAGCTGAAGAATATTTAGAGAAAGCTGATAAATCTGCTAATTCTTTTTCTGTTGTAAATAGAATGGTAAGCAAGGAAGCCATTGCTGAAACATTCGAGTATATTCAACATGCTCGTGAAATTGCCAAACAAATTGACGAAGAAGCAGCGGCAATTGCTAAAGAACTAGAAGATATTTAAGGATACAATATGTCTCAAACATCATTAGTTTTAATGGGAAATACCGGCGGGTTGGTTGACGTTACTGGTGATCCTGTACGTGGGGATGGATGGTTCGGCGAAAAGGACGGTCTTCATACTGTTTCAATCCAAACTATTGATTTTACTGGGCGATTTTGGTTAGAAGCTACATTAGCCAACGAACCAACTGACGAGGATTGGTTCCCAGTGTCCTTAACAGTTTGTGATCCATTTCTTGATTATGATTCCGATACTGGTATACATGCATACACTTTCCAAGGAAACTTCGTTTTTGTTCGTGTAAGAGTTGACCGTAGCCAAATTGTTCCACCACCACAAACCGTGGAACAAATTCAAGCAATCGGTGCAATTTCTAGAGTATTAATGAACCATTAATCTTTTGGTGGGATTTCTGGGTTGAATGTTGGTTTTTCCGGTTTATCATTCTCACCCTCAATTTCAAAACTAAGCTTGGTGTCAGTAGGATTTAGGTTAACTTCCTGCTCATTTTCGAATTTCCTACGTAAATCAATTGACATAAGCGCCGCCTCTAATCCTGATAAATCTGGTAATTTGGATTTTAATACAATTAGATTATTTTCAGTATTCTTGATTTGGTATTTCAAATACTGAAGATTGGTTTGCATATCGTTAATTTGCAATTTCAACATATCGTTAACAGATATAACAGATGCTAATCGTTGTGTAGTGACACGTATTTGCTGCCTAAGTATTTCTATTTCTTTGTTTTTCTCCTCCAGTTCACGTTTCAATTTGTGAACTGGAGATCCTTCAAACTCAATTATTTTAGCCATTTTATTCCTTTTTATATGTTTTTGGCTTCCTACCAGGACGAACAGGGTTACCAAATTCATCAAGTTTGACCTTTTGCCTTGTACCATCAGGCTTAATATTGAATATCTTGGCTAATCTAATTGGGTCCATACCATCCAATTCTATAACGTTTTCAGGAATGATCCGGTATAGTTGATTATTGCTTTTATTAATAGCCTTGATAACAATCTTACCTTTTGTTTTCACCACTGATTTAGTAACAAATAACCCAGAAACCTTTTGGTTGCATTCACCATCTAAACCAGTACCTAGATATTTAGCAACGAATTCAGTGTCTTCCCTAATAATTCCGTCTTTAATTAACGCCTGTACAAGATTGTCATTCATAATTTTTTATCCCTGATCAAGTAATGTGATTCTATCGATGTTGGTTATATAATCTGTAAATTGCATCTTAAACAAAATAACGTCCTGGCATTCTAAGAAAAATATCGTCGGCACCTCCTGTTTACCACGTACTCTACAACGTTGAAATGGGTTCTGTAAATTATCTTTAGCCCAATCCTCGAAATATTCTTGCCGAGCATTCTTTTTATGCCTTTCGAATACTGCATCATATCGATACCTCAACCCCACCGTGAAACGGTTTCCTGTCTCCTGTATTATTAAACCCATCTGTTCTAGAGAAGCATCTACTGTATAACTTGACATCTGAACACGAAATGGAAATTTCTTAAAGTAATATTGTTTCTTAAAAATTACTTCGTGATCATTATCTAAAAGTTCTAATAAATCTGTAGATTCAATAACAGATATTTCCTTTATATATTCTTTAGACAATTGCACAAATTTTATAAATTCATCTTCATTTTTAAAAAAAATATTCGTGCTTTGGCTATTATATATTTTAATATCATTGTTATCTAATAGATCAATGGTTTTTTCCTTGCCAAAACAAGATCCCAAGTGTAACATAAGCAGTGCATAAGTGCCTAGCTTTTCTTTTTTATATGATGGTGGTGGACGTTGCGATGATTTTAGATATTCGCCTGACATAACTAATTTGTACGGATATTTCTTGTAAAATAATTTCAAAATTCTAGAGCATTTGATATTATTTTTTTCGCAATCCAACACGAGTTTGTCTAGCTTTGATGCACCCGCCCCCATTTATAATTTCCTATTATTTTTGTATTTTAAATTATATTCATAAGGAATGGGAGGGCAGAAACTACCCTCCCGTAAATATCCTTACTTGCTATATGTAATGACTAGTGCATCATCTGCAAGATCAACAGTTGCCGTGCCGCCGCCGACTAGCTGACCGAACAACATTTCTCGACTCATTGGCTTTACGATGTTATTGTTAATGACTCGCTCTAGAGGCCGAGCGCCCATCTTTGGGTCGTAACCCTTATCGGCAAGCCATTCACGCCCAGCGTCGGTTACTATGATCGTCACGTCTCGCTCAACTGCGAGTTCAGCGGTTGCCTTCAAGAACTTGTTTACCACCTTGATCATGATATCCTGACTAAGCTTCTTGAAGCGGACGATTGCATCAAGCCGGTTTCGGAACTCTGGGCTCAATGCCTTCTCGATAACCTTCACATCGGCATCGTCGTTATCAGCTGAAGTAAAGCCAATCGATGGTTTATCTCGCTCAGTTGCACCAAGGTTTGTGGTCAAAATCAAGATCACGTTCCGGAAATCAACAGTCTTACCGTCGCTATTGGTAAGGCGACCGTTATCCATAACTTGTAGGAGAACGTTCATCACGTCTGGGTGAGCCTTCTCAATTTCGTCGAGCAATAGCACAGAATGTGGATGCTGCTCAATTTCGTTGGTCAATAGTCCTGACCCGGCACCACCATCTTCGAAGCCAACATATCCTGGAGGTGCACCGATAAGCTTGGATACGGTATGCTTCTCCATGTATTCCGACATATCGAATCGAACCAGTTCAATACCCAGTGTAGCGGCAAGCTGTTTAGCTGACTCAGTCTTACCAACACCAGTTGGTCCAGTAAACAAAAACGCTCCTTGCGTCTTGAGCTTATTTCGAAGCCCTGCCCTGGACATATAGACCGCTTCCTGCAACGCAAGTAGGGCATCCCCTTGACCAAACACAACCTTTTCAAGGTCGTCGCCGAGTCGTTCTAACTTGGCCGCTTCATCTTCCTTAACTGTCTGAGGAGGAATTTTCGCAAGTCTTGAAACTTCGTCTTCGATTAGTTCCGAGGTGATGATATCAACACGTTCTTCGGCAGGCCGGATACGCTGCCGGGCACCAGCCGCGTCCATAACATCAATCGCCTTATCAGGAAGGAAACGATTTGTAATATAACGGTCTGTCAATTTAACAGCTAAAGCCAGTCCTTCTGAATCATACGTTACCTTATGGAAATCTTCATAGTAGGACTTGAGGCCTTCAAGGATCCTGATACTGTCGTCAATTGACGGCTCCTCAACAGCGACCTTTGTAAAGCGACGAAGCAGTGCCCGGTCCTTTTCAAAATGCTTTCGGAATTCTTCAAGCGTAGTGGAGCCGATACAGCGCAAATAACCCTTAGCCAACGCTGGCTTCAAGAGATTAGCAACGTCCATGCTACCACTACCACCGGACCCGGCGCCCATGATCATGTGAATTTCGTCAATAAACAGGATCGGGGTATCAACGAACTCAAGTGCTTCGAGAATGTCCTGCATCCGTTCTTCAAATTCTCCTCGATATTTGGTACCGGCAATTAGGGCGCCGATGTTCAAACTGTAAACAACCGCTTCCTTTACAGTGTCTGGAACATTTTCCTCGACGATAAGCTTTGCAAGCCCTTCAGCGATAGCCGTCTTACCAACACCGGGTTCACCGGTTAGCACAACATTGTTCTTAGTGCGTCGAGAAACAATATGAACGGTGTCCAGGATCTCGTCTTCTCGCCCGATTAGTGGATCGATTTTGGCGTCCTTGGCGCGTTCATTAAGATTCATGCAGAACTTTTCAAGAACTTCTTTCGCCTTCTTCTCCGTCATCGCCGCCTTCTTGGCGTTCGGATTGGGCATCGGCCCCATTGGGGTCATAATCATATCCGGTTCATCTTCACCGGTGGTATCAACGATAGCCTGTTTCAACGTTGCTGGATCGCCGCCGGCCTGGCCGAAGAAGTATTCTGCGTGGGAACCGTCCTGCTCACAAACAGTAATGAGAAGATCAAAATATGTTGCTTTATTCCGACCACCAGCGCGACAACGAGCAACCGTTTGCTGGATAACAATAATAACATTTTCGGATTCTTTAGGCTGGACCTGCCTAGTTGTTGCTGGGATCATGTTTGATGAAAGATATGTTTCGACATTGTTTTGCAATTCAACAACATCAACCTTTGCATCTTCAAGTACCGTCGTAACGGTTTCTTCAGTTAATAGAACATGCAAAATATGCTCAAGTACAACATATTGCTGGTTCCTGTTACTGGCATCGGCTGATGCTTTACGAAGGGTGTTTTCAACTTCCGAAACATCAAATTGTGGTTGCATAGTCATTATGATTTCTTCCTTTGTTTGTGTCTACGCTGTTTTGCCATTTGCGTGGTTACTCGACCAACGCGATCTAAAAATACAATACCATTCAGGTGATCTAATTCGTGCAAGAAACACCTGGCAAAAATTCCTGTCAATTCATCCTCATTCACCTTTCCTAAAACATCTTGATATCGAATTTGGATAGATTCAATCCTTTTTACCTTCATAAACAAATCTGGATAACTCAAACAACCTTCTTGGATCGTTATAATTTTACCCGATTCGTTTAGTATTTCAGGATTATAACATACAAGTTCAACCCCGTCAAGCCCCATTACAAACATTCTTTGGTTTAAGCCAACTTGTGGACAAGCCAACCCAATACCGTCGTTTTCATGCATTAATTCAAGCATACTTCTCGAGAGATCAACAGTATCTATATCAGTTGATTTGAAATCAAACGGTGGGCAAACTGTTTTTAGAAATTTGTCGTTCTCAGGAAGTAGTTCAAGTTTCATGGGATTTTGTCTCCTGGATTCAGCTTTTCATATAATTCAATTACCGCCAGGTTTGCTTGCTTACCATTTGCCTCGCATTGGGCGGCTTTGGTTTCTGGGTGAATGTTTGGGTTGCGTGCAATTACGTAATTAACGTCGCGCAATTCCCAACCAACATCTACAAGTAACGTGCGGTAACCATTTCCTGTATCATAATCGAAAATCTTCGCGTATTGTGGATAACCAGCGCCGAGTTTGTTTCCGCTCAAACCGTTCGTATGTCGAACCAACCAGCTCTGTGCTATCGTTGCATTGCGTTCAACTTTAACAACCCAATGCCGACACAAGTTTTGCGCCGCCGCGTTCCCCTGAACAGTACCAAGCTGTGAACTTTCAAACGCAACGGCGTTTACAACAAATGAAACTGTTAGTGTTGCTGCGATAATAAAAGCCTGTAACATTTTCATTTTCGATCCAATCTAAAAGTAAATTATCAGTGCATTATACACTGAGTATAACACTTGTCAACCTTAAAAGGAAACATAACGCATATTTATAATATATGTATGGATGAACGCAATTTCAAGTTGATTTCAATTTATTTTTTAATTCTTCAACTAGGGCAAGTTGCTTGGCTGAAAGACCTTTTGGTGTATTTACTTCAACTGTTATGAATAAATTTCCTCGAATACCTGGTTGTACTGGAAACCCATAATTCGCACATTTTAACAATGATCCGGGCTGTGACCCCGCTGGGATATTAACGCGAATCGTCTTATCATTCAGGTTCTTAAAATCAACGGTACAACCAGTGATTGCATCAAGTGATGACACCACAACCTTTCCGTAAAGATCTGCTCCTTGGCGATGAAACCCTTCAGGTTGGTCATTTTGCACCATAATATGAAAAATAACGTCACCAGCGGGTATATTGGGATTGGGCTGGGTGCCTTGCCCACTAAACAATAGTCTAGAACCATGCTCAATACCTGCTGGTAGGTCGAGTTTGAATTCTTTCTCTTTCCCGGTCTGTAATCTAACTTTTACAGTTATTGAATAGCCGTTATATGCTTGTTTTAAGTCAATGCCGTATTGAACATCTGTGTTTGGGTTACGTCGAACCTGCTGGAAACCATGACCAAAGTGTGTGCTTGTGAATGGTTGTCCGCCTCTTGCTCGGCGAATTTCTTCAAATATTGAATTGATATCAGCGTTCTCACTTGTGCCACCACTGAACGGATGAAAGCCAGCGTTTCCCATAGTTTGTTCGCGATCATACTGTTGACGCTTTTCGGGTGTTTTAAGTGCATCCCATGCGGCGTTGATATTCTGCATTTTATTTGGATCACCACCGTTATCGGGGTGATTTTTTTTAGCAAGCTCTTTATAAGCAGCTTTGATTTCATCTTGAGTAGCAGTATTACTGACACCAAGGGTTTGATAATGTTCGTTCATATTTTAATTATACTTGTATTTAATTGACATATCTATATTTATTTGTTAATATATTAGTATTAGGAGATTGTTTATGGATTGTGAAAATTGCCCAATTTATTCGAGTGTTGATCCATGTGGACCATTATTTACTACGGGTGAATCAAATGCAAAAACTTCCAATTGCATATATTTGAAACATTTTGTTATTATACCCTTTAAAAAAGGAAGGCATTTAACGGATGTAGTTGATTGGATTGATGAAAATTGCAAAGGAACATTGAGTTATAGGTCAGGACTTGCTCTAAGCCCGATGCGATTTAAATTTGAACTCAAAGAGGATGCAATTTTAGCAAAAATGACATTTATGGATATAGATGTGTGAGGTAAGCCATGGTAAATTATATTGAACTAATGTTTGAATATAGTATTAGGCAAGATGAAAAATATGAAGAGATTATATCAGACAGTCGATATGAGCGAAGATCAAATCTTCGATTTATATTTGAACACTGTGTCTTTGTTAACGAAGAAAACAGATTTAAAATAATTGATTTTATGGCAATTGTTCATGAAACATGTAAGGGTAGATGGGGAGTAGACAGACAAGGAGATGGAGATCACGGTGGAACATTTTTCTATTTTGAAGACGAAGAGGATGCTGTGATGTTTAGGATGTTAATTTAAATGGATTGCAACGATTGTAATATCGATCAAGCTGTTAATGAATGTGGCCCGTTTGAAGCCCGGCACATGATTTTTTACAAGTCGCCTCATAAACAAAAATCCGATAATTGCTTAATATTACCACATGTTACCAATATATTAAGAGGAAAACATACGCACGGTGTTGAATATTTGAAATTAACCACATGGATTGAAGAAAATATTAAGGGTGCTTGGACTGCCCGTTCAAATTTTAAAATTGAAGATCGTGAAAATTTAAGGCATAATATTAAAAATGACTATATGCAATTTAAATTTGAATTTGAAGAAGACGCTATTATGTTTAAATTAACATGGGATTAATATGACTATATTTTGGTTTCATGAATTAATGCCGAGAAATAAGCGCGGCAGGAGCATGATTTCTACTCGTCAATTAATGGATAAAGTTAGGAATTGGTTTGATAGTCGCGGCTATGATGAGACTGATTATACAATTAGTGGAGATGGTATGAGAATTCATGACTATTCTGTAGCAATTTTATTTAAAATGACATGGAATGATGATTAATGGATTGTGAAACATGTCAATTTAAAGAAACATGTGGCTACAAAACCGATGAATGGTATTATCCAATCGACGGGCGAAAATATCATTCATGTCAACGACTAGAATATACAGTTGTAATATCAAAACCAACTTTAGAAGAACATCAATCAGCTATATACGGGTTCGACATGTTAAGTTGGTTAAATTCTAATAACAAAGGTGACTGGACTTATGTTCCTAGAAGGCACCGACCAGAACATGAAGAAGATCTTTTTGAATTTAAATTTGAACTTGAAGAAGATGCTGTTAAATTTAAGTTAACTTGGAATTAACATGAATTGTTTAGAATGCCCTGTATATTTGACACACAATGCTCATTGTGGTCCTGCGAAAAAACACGCTCCGGCAGATGAAAATAGGAAAACCGGTGATTGTGTTATGCTTCCTTACACGATTCCGATTACCCTAGGCGGCACTCCAGATTATGATGAAATACTACAATGGGTTTGGGACAATATGAATGGCGCTTGGGCAACGGCGAGATATCATTCAGTGGATTTTACATCAACTGATGAACCATTAACCGTAATACGGTTTGAACTCAAATCTGATGCTACTTTATTCAAATTAACGTTTATGTAGAAGGTTGACACCAGTCATTCCTGGTGCTATAATGGTGGTACAAAATAAGGAGATCGAATATGTTGCCGACAGTTGACACTATTAAAAACGTTTTAGACCGGAAAGACGAAGTTGGAATGCACGCGGTTGGTCGAGCATTGGTTCATTTATTGAATCGACAAACGCATTATGAGGCGACAGTGGAAATTACCCGATTTGCCAATTCGGAGGGTTTTGCTGTTAATGATGCCAAGAAAGGGACTGGCATGGCCAAGTTCTATAAGAATCGGGGATTTTTGACGGAAAAGCAAATTGCGTATTGGCAGAAACCGTGCCGGAAGGGTTCGAATACGTCTCGAATTGGGAAGTATTGTAAGCAGCTATTGGAAGTGGCTATTGACAAACTAGGGCAAAAGAATTGTCAGATCGAACTTGGTAATGGTATCGGAACAGTCTATTATCCGGCGTTATGTGATGACAGATATGTTTCTAAGGAATCGCTGGACTGGCTCAAAGAGAACATTGGTGAATATGGTCTAAACTGGCATGTTCGCAATGAAGTAATATTCGTTGATACGAAGGAGAACGCCGTATTGACAAAGTTGGTAATGGCTGGCGAGATCGGAGTTGCATAATGCGAGAAGATGATTATAAGACTAAAACTTCACGAGATCTATATTATTTGATGAGAAGAGATTATCATCCTAAAAATTGCGAGAGCAATGAATGTTATGATAAAGTTCGTGACGAATATAATGAACGGGAAGAAGCTGGAATAGTTAATTGTCCGGTTCTTGTCAATGTTCGTCATAATATGGAAGTTTGTAAATGGTTGCGCGATAATGTCGGCGAATTTGCCATTGATTGGGATACCCGTAAACTTCATATGAGTGATAAGAGAGCGTCGTTATTTGTTAAGGATCGAGATACCGCAATAATGTTAAAATTATCATTGGATTCGAAATAAGGAGGATTAAATGGAACAAATACCAATGGGAGAGGCACCCGTCCAAAAAGACCTCATTCAAGTTAGCTCAGGGAGAATGGCTGAGGCCATTTATTTCAATCGCCCCGAAAAGCGTGTAATTTGCTTTTCAACCCAGCTCAATTGCGCTGTGGGTTGTGTTTTCTGTGCGAGCCCAGGCCCGGGTCGTACAATAAATCTTACCAAGGATGAAATTCTTCATCAAGTTGCTCACATGCGAGCAACCTATGATACAGAACTTTCGTATGATAAGCCGATGCTGTTCTCCGTAATGGGAGAGGGAGAGCCCTTGCTCAATTACAAGAATGTTATTGCTGCATTGCATGAAATTTCTCAGACATACGATGATGCAAAGTTTAGTTTGTCGACTTCAGGTGCTGCCCCAGAGAGAATTAAAGAACTAGCGCATGAAGATTTTGGGGCTCCGTTTAAACTTCAAGTATCAATTCATTCAATGTATGAAGATGTTCGTTCCTGGTTTATGCCACTGGCTAAGCCAATTTCTGAAATTAAAAAAGCAATTGATTATTATCATGCACACAATGATGGACCAGTGGAGTTGAACTTTGCGCTCATCCAAGGAGTGAATGATCAAATCGATGACGTTGAAGCCATCGTCGATGTATTTAGGAATGAATATATCAAGATCAGTCGATACAATCCAATTGAAAACGACAAATTCAAAGCGTCTTCAAACTATGAATGGTTCGTTGGTCAATTGCGTTGGTACGGATTAACAGTCGAATATCACGCAACTGATGGGTCGAAGGTTGGCGCAGCTTGTGGTCAAACACGTGGCGCCTTCGAGAAAAAATAATTTGACAATCCTTGTTCCAGTGTTATAATATTTGCATTGGAATAAAGATTGGACATACTATGTCAAAAATTGAAATTTGGAAGTGTGATTACCATAAGAAATGCTATTTTGAAAGCAAACCCGAATATAGGAAGCATCTCCGGGAGTTGGCTGCTGGTAAGATATCAAGCCGCCATTATCGAAAAACTCTTAAAGAGTTGTCGGAAATTACGAAAGTTGCTCGAGAACAGTTGTGTATCCAAGACGTTCTTGAGTACATGATAGAAAATCAAGAAGCGTTTGTTATGCAGGCAATCTTGCGTGAGAACAATGAAACCTTTAGGAAGTTGATCAAGGCTATTAATCTCAAATGGACTGTTAAAATTCCCAAAATATTGGATATAACGATCGGCGCACTATATAGTCCCCGAGTTAGTAATTCACATCATTGCCCAAAGGATGGCGCAAGAAATTGGGCCGGGAAGCGTGGTGATTTGCCAACCTCGTATCCGGGATGGCGTGGTACGCTTGATATACATTTCGATACATGCGATGTTACAATGATTGCTCCTTCAAGCAAGAAAGGGCAAAGGAATTTTAGTCATACGGTTTATGTTGGATCGGGGTTATTCGGGAATAGTTGTATACATACAGGTACAGGTGGTGGCGGAACGCATACGCATTTTGCAGCCTACATATTCGAAGATGATTGGCCTTCTTTTACACCAACTCGAGCAATGGCTAAGTTGGCAGCGGATAATCCAGAATCAACAGTTTATCTAGATGAGATTGGATCCGGTAGGGTTGCAATCGATACAGAGGAATAACATGGTAGAATTTTTATTGAGTATTTTCTATAAGATCCCAAAGGGTTGGCGATTGCCGATAATCCTTATCGCTATTGGATTACTTATTGGGTCATTTGTATCCATGATTATGGGATGGTTTTGGTTTATTGTGGTCATTGCATTGTCTGTGGGCGCATTTTATCTCGGCAGCGTTACTGGATTTTTTGGCTGGTTATACCAGAAAATTAATTAAGATATGACAGAACAAACTATGACTGATCGAGAGTTAGCCAATTTATGCACTGTAATTCATAATATGATGACAGCTAACCAACTCGATAACCTCAACGAACTTTTGCGAAACATCAAAGATGATGATTTAACTGATTATATGATTGGTGTCTTATCGTATTCGTGTCCGTTCGCTGATAAACTAGATGAATGGGAACCTGCCCGAGATAGAATTACCATTGAATTAGTAAACCGTGGGGAAGATGTTCAAGAAGTGATGAGAGGGTTCTTCGATTTAAACCACAATGAGGCGTCGAAAGCATGGCATCAGATACAAAATCTTATTAATCGCCGAGCTACTAAATAGTTCGAGGGAGATTAATATGAGATATCAAGAACTATTAGAAGGTAAAACTTCAGGAACATTTATGGGAATGAATCCCACCGATGAATGCAATGATAAAATTGTAGAATGGTGTAAAAAGAATAAAATTGAAAATGTGCATGATGATTTCCACACAACTATTATCATTGATAAAGAAAAGACATTTTCGGAAGCACCTGAATCATATGATCCAGCTCTTAAAATAAAGGCTAAAGATTGTGAGTATAAACTCTTTGGCGAAGATAATAATGTGTTAGTTGTTGCTTTCGCAGAACCAGCTCTATCAAAGCGTCATACGGAAATTAAAGATAAGAACGATATTAAATACGATTTCCCTGAATATATCCCGCATTTGAGTTTAAGTTATGATTTTTCCGGCGATGTAGAGGATCTACCAGAATGGAACCTTGATCTAGAGTTTGCCGATGAATTTATAAGACCATTTAACAGCGATTGGTCACCAAAACCGTTGAAAGAAGAAATTAAGTTTACTAAAAAAAAAGGTAGCCTTTTTCGCGCAATGTCTAAACAAATAGATAATACTTCAATAAAAGATCTATTGGAATGGGCGCCAAATAATGCATATAGTAATATGCTATCAGAATCTGAAAAACGCTTGATAGATATTCAGATTAATGAAATATTTCAGAACGAATATGCCGAAATTAATAATTGGATTGATGATTATCGTGATGATTATGGAATATTACGTAATGTAATTAAAGGCTCACACCCATCCGTTGTTATTACAGCAACTAGCGATGGTATTGCTATTGATCCGGGTTATTATGATATTGATCTCGATGGCATTGCACCAGATCATAATGCACCATTACCAAATATTGCAATATTATTGTTTAATAATGAACAGAATGCTGAAAATTTTGTTTTAGATTTTAAATTGACATTTGATAATGTTACGGTTATTATGGAAGATGGTTTAATTGTCCCTGGTGTTAACACCACAGTCGATGTTAAACAAGGCGAAACACAGCGCCAAGCAGCTAAATTCGGCAATAAACTTGATAAGGATGGCAATCCACCAAGCATGTGGGATTCGGCGAAATTGGCTGCAAAGATAACCAAATAATTTCCTAACACCTCTCCTCCCTGAAATTATAAATAATATATAACAAAGGGGATATTTATGACTGAGCTACCCAGAAGTTTTTGGTATAATCCAAATCTTTCAGAAGATAACAGAATTATACCGGCCCGAAACCAAGAACATTTTCAGATTGTCAAAGATCATCCAGAACTATTTGATTTGGATCAAGATACGATCACTCAAATCGGTGGTTGGAGTTCTACTCTTATGGAAGTTGTTGGTGACATGGGATGGATCCGTTGCAATATGGAGTTGTCTCGAGATGGAACAACTGCGCTATCTATGCAGGGCGATAGCAATGAGATAATCCTAAAAGCCGCACGCCAAATCAATAAAATCTATCCACTTGAAGCAATTTTATTTGATACCTTTTATGAAGAGTTTTCCAGTCGTAGTTGGATTGAGCTAAAAGGGTATGACATGGATTATTGGCTACGATATGGTAGATTTCCAGAAAAAGACCGTAGTTCGGTTTCCCAGTTTCGAGAAGCACACATTAAATCAATAGCCGATGAAAAACTATGGATTAATCCGACCAACGATCCAAAAAATGCAAAGGTCATTCCTTTAAATTCTAATGAAACGCACCATATAAAATTTGCGTATGATCATCCAGAAAAGATGGGGTTAAGTGGTAAAATATTTGACAACGTGTCACTAGAAGATGTTAAATCCACCGACCCTGATAGCCCAGTTGGTAGAATATTATTTGATAAAGGATGGGTAAGATATCATGATGCAAGTGGTCAAGCAATTTTACAAGGTAAGACATTACATGATGTTGCAAAAGCATTGCGTTGGTTGATAACCAATAACCGAAGTGGTGAATCATATCACGTATCGGATGAGAAGAATAATTACGAAACATTAGATGGTAAGCATGAAATAAGAAAATTCCTTAAAGACAACCGTAAATCAACGGTTGATGAGTGGAGTATACCAGCAATTACTCGTTCATTTAAGAAGAATATATTATCATATGGTACAAAGAAAAGGATTTTTGATATGGTAATGCATTTAGAGAAAAAGGGTGAGAATTCATCAATAAATAAAACCGCCCAAATGTTTAACATACCACCTAGGCTTGTATCCGAGATAATAAATGATATGAAGGAAACGAGGAAAGAAAAACAATGAGAGCATTTGAGTTATATGAAAAGGATCTGATTGGTAAACAAACACCATCAGCAGAGGAAATCGCAAAAAAACATGGTGTCAGTGTTTCTCGGGTCGAATCTGAAATTGTTAAAGGTATTAAGGTGGAACTAGAACATACCAATAATGAAGCAGAAGCTCGAGAAATTTCATTAGATCATTTGGATGAATTTATCGACTATTATGATCGATTAGATAAAGCGGAACAACCAGGCTTCATGACTGAAACATTAAAGCAGGTTAACGGAAAATGGGCACTAGTGAGCAAGAGCAACCCAAAAAAAGTTTTGCAATATTATGATGGCCCAAAAGGAAAACGTCCGTCCAAAGAATGGGTGGCAAAGGTTGAGAGACGTGTTCATTCATTTGAAGATAAAATCACCGGTTCGAATCTAAAAGAATCCTTGGACGATAAAATTATTGCATATCATGGCACCGGCGCGTCATTTGATTCATTTAATGACGAATTTGCTATTGGTACTTTGACATGGTTTACTGATAATAAAGATTTGATTCTGCAAGGAGGAGTCGGTGCTAGTTCAAAAGGTACAATTATCACCGCTGAACTAGACATTAAAAATCCTGCTGGTTGGAAAGAATATGACAAATTTGGAACAGATGAGCTTATCGGACGTGGATATGATGGTCTTAAATTAGAAGATGATGATCAAACGACATGGGTTACGTTCTCTGATAAACAGATTAAGATTTTAGACCGAGAAACCATCAATGAAGATGAAGATAGCCTAAAGCTACCAACCCTTAACGTTGGTGACACACTTATGGTTGGTAAGTTTAAAAACCGCAAAGCAGAGATTAAGGGCTTTAAGAAAGACAAGAACAATCAACCAATCGCCAAAACAAATAAAGGTGATCAGCAGATTTTTAAGGGTAGAATTAAGAAATTGATGCCATCGGAAAAGCTAGATGAATATCGTATTGAAAAGATGGATATCGGTAATGAAGATGTAGTTGCAATGGTTGATCCTGAATATAAACAATTAAAGCGTTTTGCAGATAAAAGCGGATATCAAGAATTGCGTGGAATATATGCATACGATACAGGGTCATTTTATTGGTGGGACGCCGCTAAACTTATTCATAATGCGGCTATGAAGGAATTAGGATTAAGCCCAAAAACTAGTCATCGATTGGAATTGGATAAAAAATGGATAGATGGTGAAGACAGATATGTTATGGATTGTGCTGAATTGTTACAGGATATTATGATAGCCAACGGCAATGATTATATCAAAAGAAATTTTGATATTATCGACGAAGGTCATATCGTGTTTGCATTGAAGGAATAAGAACCATGAAATTAACAGAACTTCATAACCAAAAAAATATCGCTTATAAGGTGATGGCATATGATCCTGAAACAGGCCGTGCTATTAGCAGGTGCCAATAAACGATTGAGCTTTCCTATTCGTGTCGGCGAAACAATTCAAATGCGTGGTAATGGCATTTATATGAGTTTAGATAAAGAATATGTTTTAACATATTATTCTGAGCTTTCTGAGAATGAAGTTCTTCTTACTTTAGAATTTGATCCAACTGAATTAATTACAGGAAATTTGGAAGATAGGGAAACAGAATTTTCAGTTTCAGAAGCTAAAATTATCGACGTGGAACATTTAGTTCATGATTCGGAATTATTTGAAGAAAGATTGACTGAAGATCAAGATGACTTGGTTCAAGAAGCCTATGCACATTTACAGGACATCGATGAAGATATTTGGAATATAATGGAACAATTCTTAATACGAACCAATGGCAAGATTATGTGGCATGGAGCATCAAACAAAATATTAAGCCCGGATATGGGAATTATTAAAAATCTTTCAACTCGAACCAACCCCAAGAATACACCACTTAATATACACAATGATTTAATAAAAGCATTTTCTGAAGCTGGTTTTAAAGCAAACCGAGATGACTTCTTTGTCACTGGTGATATGACAGAAGCAGGAGCATATGGTACCCTTGGCGCGGTTTTCCCATTAGGAGAATTTAGTTTTACTTGGAGCCCAATGGTTGAAGATTTCTTCACATTGCTGAGCAATGATTATAAAAGTGCAGAAAAATGGTTGGATATTAGTGATAAAGATAAAAGCGAGATATTTAGTGATATATATCAAAAATATGCAGCTACATGGCAAGATGAGCTTAATGATTACAAAGACGAAATAAAATCCGCCGATGAGAATGGAGAAGAACACGATCCCACCTGGGAATCAAGCATTGCTTGGTTTCAGGATCTATTAGATGATCCACGTAGAAGTGACGATTTTGTTGAAGATTATAAATCTAAACTCGATATTACATTTAAACTTCGTCGTAAGAATTTGGATGGTTTATTGTTAAATTATGATTATGCAGTATACTTTATTAAAGAGAATTATAGAGATGATGATTTAGCAGCCGCAATTGAATCAGAAATGGAGATTATGCTTAAAGCTAAACAAGTGCTTTGGATAAATGATTTTATGGTGAATGACGTTATATATCCATGGTTGTACGAACATATAGATTTGGAAGATGTTCTATATAAATTATCACCAGATGAGTTATCATATGTTGCCAATTTTACAATCCGTGAGGAAAAACCGTTTCCTTCTCGAAAAACCCAAAAGGAAAAATAATCATGTATCTTCATCAATTATTTGAAAAAATTCCTTTAAGCCATCCACAAAATCCAGCTCTTATGACTTGGGAAGAATATTGGGAGGTAATGAATCCTGGCGGAAAGCATCATTCAGATGAAGCTTACAATTGGGATTTGGACCAAATGAATAGAATTGATTTAGGTGGGAAAATTGTTGATCCACAAGCTGGTCAAGCAATGGATAAGGAAATTATTCAATCCCATAATGATAATGATTTGCGTGTATTCAAAAAGGATAGTCATTCATTAATTGGTTATACCGTGGATAATGTTTTATATATTATTAAGGGATTTGATGACAGGGCATTGAAGCGCGATGTAGATCGGTTAGTTAACGGTGATTTAATCATAAAATATGTAAAGTATCCAATGGCTTATTTCAAGCAAAAAGAAGCAATAGCCCAACGTAGCAAATATTCAAAACTGCTACAAAATATTAAAATTAAGGGCCAATCTTTCCAAATAAGAGAGGATAATGGCGATTTTGCAATCTTCAATAACGATGCTCAAAAAGTTGCTGTTGCACAAGATGAATGGGGTGCAATTCTTGTAAGTGTTGCGCAAGAATACCGTTCATATGGTTTTGGTACATTGCTTGGTAAAATTTATAGAGAACGCTATCCAGAAAAGAACACTGGTGGGACCACATATGCGGGATCTGCACAAGTAAAGCGTGTATGGAACAAGTTTGTTCGAGAAGCATTAGCAGATGGTACTTATTCAAAACTGGTTAAATCTGGAAAGATATCATCTAGTCGAGTAAAGGAAATTATAAAAGATTTAGATGATAGACCAGAATATAAAGATGAACCAAAGACTGATTATGTAAACGATTACAAAAATTGGTTGATTATGGACACTGAATCTGGCGCACTTGTTTATCATAAAGATATTTACGAAAGCGAAATATCATTTGAGGGTGCAAGAGATTATATTATGGGTTATTCATTAATCCGTGGAAATGATGCAAAGGGCAACGCATTTTTATATTCCATTGATTATGAAAACAATAGAGCCGAAACTATGCTTCTTTATGCATCGTTGCAGATCGTGACTAGGGATGGTGATGGATTAGATATAGAGGAATCAGCAAGTGATTTCTCCGAGTCGATACAAGATTTAAAATATACCGAAGAAAGAGATGGCGTAATTTATTTAGATTCATCATTACCAGCAATTGAAAATGCGTTCAAACTTGAGAGACAATATAGAAAGAAACGTGATAAGTATGATGAATATAAATATAATATATTAGAAGCTGCTGAATCAAAATATAAGGTTTGATATGTATTTAAAAGAACTATTCGATTATAAATATGAACCAATCTTCGAAGGATTTGATGTTAATCCATCAACGGCTGAAGTTACAATCACCTTTGATCCAAGCATCATAATCGAAGAAGAATTTAATTCTATTCTTAAAGATGTTAACGAATGGAACGATCGAGGTGTTTCATCCTGGATGGTTAACGGCACTCCTATCAACGATGCATTATCCGCTTCTAATTATATGAAAGGACAAGTTGGTAATAGGATCACCGTATCCGAAAATATAAATGAAAATAGCGGCAATCAGACAAAACTTAGAGTAGATAACCCTGGCGGTGATTGGTTACGTGGAAAGATCGAATATGCCAAAGAAATGGGTCGGAATGTACACGGTAAGCCTTTTATGAGCACAATGACTGGCTCATTCAGTGATTATGTTCGTTTACCAGTATCTCTTTTAAAAAATATACCTGGAGCCAGTGGCGAACAGAAGAACGTTCGACAAGAAGATTTGGATTGGCTAACAAATTACATGCAGGCCAATGATAGACTACCACCAATGTCTAAGGATAATGATTCGGAATACGCTCCATTTATCGTTGTTGGATATGACGGTCAACCTTGGGTAAGTGAAGGAAATCATCGTATTATGGCCGCAGCTAAACTTGGTTGGAAAACGTTACCAGTTGAACTAAGATATTTCGATGGTGGTGAATCAGTTCCGGGGCCATTGCATCCAGACAATATAAAAAATATGGGAAATACCGTTATTGACGAAAACTTCAATATCACTAAAGATTGGAAAGGGTGGTGGATAGATGAGAATGGTAATAGAATCGATGTTGATTACGAAAACGATTACCACCACGAAAATGTAGCCTCTGATCATTTAAATCAATATGTAGATGACCCAGAAGATTTAGATTTAGAAGGTTATTTGGAAGTTGCGTTAAATCGAGGATGGATAAGAGTGTATGACCGCCCGCAAGAATTTGGTATGGAATTTAATTCCATGTCACCTGAAACAAAAAAATATGCATTAAGACAACTTAGAGATCAACGTGATAAAATGGAATTTTATATCAATAATGAACGATTCGACAATATACGAGATGCACAGAATTATATAAGAGAATTATAATGCGTTTATATGAATTATTGGATCGGACAAATACTAAACCATTTTATGATGTAGCATATAAACATTCTATGCAGGTCTTAAATGAATATTTCGGTACAGGTGATATTCATAATCGAAATATTCTTTCTTGCTCAAGACTTTTATCTGATAAATTGGAAAATGCGTTTAGGAAAATAGTAAAAAATATTGATTTAAATTCTTACTTTACAATTAATTTCAGTGATGAATTTTCCATTATGTTGACTATTTTTACTCATAAAGCAGATGAAATGGGAAATATGGAATATTCCACTAATAAATTATCGATTGAGCTTTATGTTGATAAGCAACATTTTATTGATATTATTAAAGGTGAAGGAGACGTGGAACAGATTTCAAATTTACTGGCCCAAATGTTCTCGCACGAAGTTTTACATTTTATCCAAATAAACAAAAGACCATTAGACCAAGAAAAAGAGATGTATGGTTTTGATAAAAGTTTATCAAATACAGGGAATGAGAGGACAGATTATTTTGGGCAACCAATTGAGATTGAAGCTTATGCCAATAATGCCGCTCATCAGTTACTATTTGCCTATGATAGAGACTTGGAAACTATTCTAAGCAAATTGAGAACACAGGATGGAATTAAAGATGCTATCCAGTATTCAAATACTATGAAAGAATATTATAATTCGTTGCGAAACAATCCAGCTGCTGGTGAAACATGGAAAAAATTCCTAAAAACTGTATATCGCGTTATTAAGGACTATACCGAATGAGATACAATGAATTAACAGAAGAAGCACCACATACCGAAGAATTAGATGATATAGTTTCAAGTGTAGACGAATTTGTCGAACTAATTCAAAATGATTGTTCAGAAATCATTGATGTTTATCGTAAAGCAAACGGAAACGCTTTATATAGAGGAATAAATGGAATCCGACCAACGGGCAATAAAATAGATTATTGGGAATATAGAACACCTGTTGATATGAGTAGTAATCGCCAGGATATGATTGACGATGTGTTGCATAGACAAGGCATGAAGGCTGTTCGAGGAAATTCAATTTTTACTAGTCCCCGTATGAAGATTGCCAAAGATTGGGGATCTCCGTTTATTGTGTTTCCGATGAATGGATTCCAATATACTTGGTTCAAAAACCAAAATAAAGGTGATTATATGTATTTTGTATTCAACGCAATCATCGATGATAGTCTCGAGGAATATCGTAACTTAGACGATGATGAATCACATAACGATTTTCCAACAGCGGAGAAATTTATTATGGATCAACTTTATTTGATGACTGAACAGTATGAACCAATGAATACAAATTTAGAAATGGCTATTGAAGAAGGAAAAGAGGTATTAATTACTGGACCAAATAGTTATTATGCAATACCATTGTCATGGGAACATTATCTGCCGCAATTACTAGCTTGACATTTTACATAATGGTGTTATAATGCTATTATGATAAGAAAAGCCCTTTATATGATAGATATTGATGAAACCTTATTCCAGACTTTTGCCAAAGTGCGAGTTATGAATGATGGGCAAATCGTTTGTGAATTAGACAATCAGGAATTCAACGCTTATGAGCTAAAAAACGGTGAGTCTTACGATTTTCACGAATTCAAAGATGGTGATCTCTTTAAACGAACGTCAAAACCAATACACAATGTGATTCAAAAAATTAATGATATACATGAAAAGGTTAAGTCTGAGGTTGGTTCTGAAATGATTCTCCTTACCGCCCGACAAGATTTCTATGATAAAGAGCCATTCCTGCAAACATTCCGTGATCATGGACTAGACATCGACAACATGTATGTTGAACGCGCAGGAAACAAACGTGGATCAAGCAACATATTAAAAAAGGATATCATGCGAGTTTATCTTTCTAATGGAAATTATACGCATGTGAAAATGATCGACGATTATGAAAAGAATTTGGATTCGTTTTTGGAGTTGAAAGATGAGTTCCCGTGTGTTAAATTCTCAGCATGGAAGGTAACCCATAACCAAGAGACTGTGAGGTATAAACATCATGTTGGTTGAATTAAAAGAAAATGAAATCGAAAGATTTCACTTAGATCGAAATAAGAAACACTATACACTTGATTTTGATGATGGTTATGAATATGCCAAATTCCTAAAGTGGATAAATTTGGAATTAAACGGTATATTTGATATTAAATGTTATACTGGTTCACCTGATATGATCTTTAGCCTTTCACTTGAAGATGCTGTTATGGTGAAACTGGTGTGGCAGCAATGAAAAACTTACATTTTAAAACTTGACAACATACCCGAACAGTATTATATTATAAATAATAGCAAGGGAATGCCACGCGCCCCGCATTTGCGAAAGACGTCAAACTCCATTAAGGAGATGCAAAATGTATATGACGAAGTATCAATTTCTAAGCCTCAGACGAGACGCGATCGTTCAACGGCAGTTATGTAATTGCCATAGTTTAAGAACAGTTGCAGTATCTTGTCAGTATATTGACAAAATCCTAAAACAATTAAATTCAAAAAATGGATGGGCCGACTCAAACGGTGAGACTCATTACGGGTATGAGCCATACGGAATCGACGTTGATATGGCTCATATCCCATCAGATGATTTTGAAGGAACGCCGGCAGCATATCTGTATCACTAAGGTTGACAACATATCGATCCATGTTATAATAATAGCATAACACGGAATCAAAGGGATCGATATGCTCAATGATAATCAAGTGAATGGTAAGCGTCTTACTCCCAAAGAATATGTTCGTTCTACGTATTCGACGTGCTTTTACACAGGTGTGAAATTAATCGACGACACTTATTCGGTTGAACATTTGGTCTCGCAGGATGCATTGCGGAAGATTCACAAATTTGTCAAACGTGATCAATGGAATTTGGTTGCATCGCACCGGGATATCAACAGTGTTCTCGGTAATGCTCCATTGACCGTTAAATTCGCGGTGAAGGAATTTCTGTCCACAGTGACAATCTTTCCGGGATTGGATGACGAGAAGAAGATCCAGGCATATGCTTTCGCCGCCACGCAATATATGGAAATTTATCGAGTTAATGGCGTCATGCCGTGGAGATGGCAATCAAAGGTTTTTAAGAAGAATGTTTCCAAGGCCGACCAGAAGATTAAGAGAGCCGAATTACGGACGGCCTATATGGCATTATTAACCAAAGAAGAAATCGAACTCGGTGCATATATCAAATAGGGATGAATGATGTCGGATCTTGAAGTACATACATTGCTGGGCGTCGAACGAGCGGCTAAGAAGAGAGAAGTATTTGATACTTGGAACCCGGTTGAAATGTCAGACTCATTGAGACACGCAATTGGAACATCGGTTTGGCAGTTACGTATATGGATTATTAACAATGTAACCGATGAATGGTATAGCACCTCATCGGACCTTTATTACACTGGCGTAAAATCCTTTTATTTTAAATCTAAAGAAGACGCTGTTTTATTCCGTTTAACCTTTTCGTAAGGTTGACATGTCGTCATTCCATGTTATAATTATGACATAAGCAAACAGCAACACGGAGATCGAAAATGGCGTACATGAACCAGGAAATGAAAAAAGAAATCAAAGCGGCGATTGATGCAACCGTTGAAATCCTTGGTTTGAAGGGAAAGTTGAAGTATTCCCTCGCTGTTAGCAACGGTACGATGCTCACATTGAATGTTAAAAGTGGGCCGATTGACTTCATTGGCAACTATAACGCGGTAGCCGAAGAAAAGAACAAATATATCACAGACCACATGAAGAATCGACTCGCTGAAGACAGCATTGATATCAACCCGTTCTGGGCACATGAACATTTTACCGATGAAGCCCAGAAGGTAATTGTTGCATTGCTGAAGGCGATGAACATCAAGAATTATGATAACAGCGACATCCAGTCGGACTATTTCGACATTGGTTATCATGTTCGGATGAACATTGGTAAGTGGAACAAGCCGTACGAAGTGAAGTGATAAACATTGGCTAATATGAAAAGATATATTCATGTGGATAATTGATAATGTCTAAAAAGACTAATCCAGATATTTCTCCATACGGTACAAAGATGTGGTTTATTGATAACGATCTATATCGAAACGCTCTACATCGAATTAATGGCCCAGCGGTTGTATTTAAAAATGGATCAGTTGAATGGTATATATACGGAAAACGCCACCACGCCGATGGCCCCGCAATCAAACGCGCCAATGGTAAAAAAGAGTGGTTTATAAACGGGAATCGACACCGAATTGATGGACCAGCTATTGAATATCCAGATGGAACCAAAGCGTGGTTTGTGGATGGGAATCGAATCCCGGATGAATGGATCAAGGATAATATCATCGACATAACCAATATTACTAAAGAAGAACAAGTATTAATGCAGATATGTTGGGGCGGGGAACTATAATGGAAGATATCGATACCTTAGTTGTTGTTCAAGCTGACCGGGAAGATTTTTATCTTGAACATCTTCGCCTTGAACCCGCCGTTTATTTTAGTATTCTAATTACTGAATATTTCGAAGTTGAAATGTTGAATACATGGCTAATGGATAATATTACTAATTATGAGCATCTTTCTAGGATGATTTTTTGTATATATGATATCGAAGAGGCCACTTTGTTCAAAATGGTATGGTGTTAAAAATGGAAAATGTAATCCGAACACAAACTTACGGGATGGATGGTAATTTATTTGAGGAGCGTTACCGAATTCCCCCCAAGTTTTGTTTTCATCGAGAAGATGGTCCAGCGTTTATCAGTTATTATCCAGGAAACATTCTGAATGATGCTTTGTATTATAACAACGGAAAAAGACATCGAATTGATGGCCCAGCTTGCACCAAGTATTTCATGTCCGGAAACATTATAGAAGAGCAATATTGGGTCAATGATCAAAGGATTGATTCATGGCTAGACGAAATGGGAATTGAGTTGCCGCCATCAATTGAAGATCAACTCTTAATTAAGTTGGCGTGGGGATAAAATGACAAATGAACTAGAATATCCAACTGGTTGGAATAAAAGAAAAATCAGTATTGGTGTTGTTGAGATTATGAAACATTTTCAAGGAAAAATTGAAAATTATCCGGAATGGCTAACTTCTGATTTAGGCAATCTGCCACGATATAATGACAAATTGGACAGCGGTGATATTGATGACGGACATATGGTTGAAACATTTTTCACACGACGAGAATTCAATTCTGATGGGATGTACCCAGTAAAAATTATATGGATAATAGAAAATACTGAACATAAATGGTGCAGTCTTTCCGGTGATTTGTATTGGTTCGAAAACTGCGATGACGCAGTGTTGTTTAAAATGACATGGTGCTAGATATGGAAAAGAATATTCATATATGGACAAGAGATGGAGACAAATGGATATCTAATGATGAATATCAGTCATCATTATTATTCCTGCATCGAGATGGCGGCCCAGCTCTTATAGATGCAGATGGAACAAAGGAGTGGTGGGTTGATGGAAAACGACATCGACTTGATGGACCAGCTATTGAATCTGCGGATGGATCAAAGGTATGGTACAAGGACGGAAAACTACATCGAATTGATGGGCCAGCTCTTGAATTTAAGTATGGAACAAACCAGTGGTATGTGAATGGGGAATTACATCGACATGATGGTCCGGCTGTTGAAGGCGTAGATGGATCAAATGCGTGGTATTTGAATGGAGGCCATATACCTCTGAGTTGGTTTAAAGAAAATGATATCGACCCATATAATACGACAAAACAAGATTTGGTTTTAATTAAGATGACGTGGGGTTAAATATGGAAAAGAATATTCATATATGGACAAGAGATGGAAACAAATGGATATCTTTCGATGAATATCAGTCATTAATACCATCCATTCATCGAGAAGGCGCCCCCGCTCTTGAATGCGCAGATGGAACAAAACAGTGGTATGTGAATGGGGAATTACATCGAATTGATGGACCTGCTGTTGAATATCCAAATGGGAGAACAGAATGGTCGAAAGGATATCCGTGTTTCTGGTGATTGCGGTTGCCCGCATCCATCTGAAAGGGTCCTGGATCACAAAATTTGCGGAATGGAAGTCGTTGGCGGCTATCACATCGACACACAAGAAGGCCTCAATTATTTCGTAGCAACCCTAAAGAAACATGGGATAGTATAATGCACGTTTCTGTCGCACTAAATGATGAATGCCAAAAACTTATACCACAAATTGTAGGATTGGTTGACGGATCCAACGATGCTTCTTTTTTCTTATGGAAGGAGACAGCACTTGAGTCGGATCATGCTCGTTATGAATTAGAAAAAGATAGGAAATATCGAGTTCATTGGGATGATCGGAGTCGACAAGGCGGGATGCAGGAAGTTGGTAGAATTGCGGGGAGACCAGTAGTGGTTGAACTGTCCTTCCAAAAAATTGAAGGTCGATGGATTTGCTTCTATCATGGTTGTTCCACTGTTGTTGATCACGAACAAATCGATAACTGGATTCGAGAAGTTTTTCCGGATGTTCCAAAATCAGATGCCATGAATTTTGGAAATGTCCTAAATGAAATTAGACGAATAAACGCTTTGCATAAGCCAGAAACTAAATAGTTTTATGAAACTCAAAGAGCTCGAAGAATTAAGATGGGCAACTGAACCATCACAATCATATGGTACCGGCAAGAGAGATCTTGAAGACCCGTCCCTTATCCTGATTTGGGCAAACATCAACGATATTTTCAATCATACATCACAGTGGCAGCGTTTACCAATAGGTGACCCATCAGGCGGGGAAACAGGTAAAGCACGACGTATATCCTGCGCACAAGAACATTGGACATCTGGTGGTTATATGAATCCAAGCCTAATTCATGTTGTTAATGGGAAATATTTAGAGTTCACAGACGGACGGCACCGCCTTATCGCTGCTGATTTGATGGGTCACACGTATGCTTTAGTCTTAACAGACAAGTCAACGATAGAGCAATTCAAGGAGATGGTTAAAACGCGACCTTTCCAAAGATAGCTGTTGACAATGGATTGATGCCGCGTTATAATACTTTACATTAAAAAAGGGAAAAGAACATGGCACGATATCAAAAGGGTAACTTTAGTTCATTCAGCAAAGCAGAGCGCGTGATGGCTATGCAGATGTACGCTAGAAAAATCCAAGAGAAATTGAATACAAAAGAAATTAGTGATTTTTTTGCTGCACATGATGAACTCGAAGAGTTGTCAACCAAAGCAGAAAGAGCTAAATCAACGGATGTATTTAATGTCAAAGAATTTCTTGGATATGTCAAACAATTCAATAATAATAAAGCATATCAAGAAGCAGTTATGGCCCGAATTGCTTCCGCACCAGCTGTTAAGAAATCAAGATAGGCACAACGTTACTGATAGTAACGTTTTAATCTAAATTATTTCTTATATCGGAAAACGATTCGGCCTTTGGTAAGATCATATGGTGTCATTTCGACATCAACACGGTCACCAAGAAGAATATTGATATTATTCTTCCGCATCTTTCCTGATATATGACCGATAATTACGTGTTTTGAATCATCTAGTTCTACTTTAAACATTGCATTGGGGAGAACGTTGGTGATAACACCTTGAACTAGAATTATATCTTGTTTACTCATTATTTTCCTTTGAGCGTTAAATACATTATTAATCTTATTTATGTTCAGCCGTAAATAAGTTTAAATTCGATCGCTTCTTTTTCATCAAATAATACGAATCCAACTGAATAGTCTTTGTTGTGTTCCGTGTTGGGGCCATTTTCATACAAGATAGAGTTTCTAATTCTTGGATAGAATTCATCCTTTTCAGTTTCTGTATATGATTCAATACCGAAATAAGAATGATGACTAGATCTCCACATATTAGGAGCCCTTACTCGAGTATCAGGATCGACTGCTTTGTTTCCACGTAGAATCTTATATTTGATACCACGCTGCTCAATCCATTCAATAGCTTCTTTGGTTTCGTTGGAGTTGTTAAGATAAACTCTTACAGCCATAATCTTCCCCGGGTTATGAAGCATATAGTCGAAAAATAATTGCATCATTTTTATCTTCAAACAAATAATAATCTTTTGATGAGACAATAGATAGCAAACTATTCAATGGTGTATGTGATCCGCCCACTTCGGGTATATCTTTATTTTTTCTTAGTAGATAAGAAGATGTAAGGTTTGAATTTGTCCACCAATAATTACAATTTGATGAAATCCATCGTCTGTGATGAAAACTATCACCTAGTTGTTGATTATTCAACAATATATGATGTGGTAAAAAATCCGCAACAGATTTCGCCCATTCACCATATGTTGCGGTGTTACCATTTTTTCCAACATTAAATGAACTAATCCTATTATACGATCCCGTACATCTAAAGTCTTCTGGATTAAACATGTATGCCATAATGTTTATTATAAATTGATTTTACAAAAAAATCAAGTATTAATCATGCTCTTTAAGAATTAAAGCGTAATCCGTTACTATATTATATAAAACAATTTGTTTATCAGTGACTGAAATGTCCCAACTTTCTCCAAGCATTTCTCGAAGTGTGTTTTTCATATAATTTCTATTCTTTAAATTATAATTTGATTCAGAAATGGCTACTTCTAATTGATCAAATGGGCCTGCTCTAACAATAATAAACGATTCTTCCATTCTCCCTTTGGATAATGTCAAAATGTTATTTTCTATATCAGCGGAGTCGACTAGAGAATACTTGAAGCTTTCTTCAAAGTCATCCTTTTCTTCTTTTGGTTCTAAACGAACATGCTTTTTCAAATTTTCTTCCGTTAATGGGAATGGACCCTTATCTTTATAAACTGTGAACACCCATTCATCCACATCGACGAGATTTTCAATCGTCTCTACCATCTTTATCATTTCTTCTGGAAAAGAACTGTTTCTTTCAAACTCGACGAAAACCATATATTGGCCGTCGATATCCGGTGCAGGGGAACGATCCGAGTCTAATAATTCTGTTGCTGATTTATCTAAAAAGTTTCTTAAATCGTTTGCTGGCTCTTTATCATCGACGAAAAAGCCAATAACAATAGCTTTTTCATTATCAATTTTTGATTCAAATTCATCAACTGAAATTCTATTTAGAACAAGATCGTCGAGATCTCCTGTTTTTAAACCTTCAACTAATTGTTTCATATTAGATTCCTACGAATACTTCTGTCTGCCAGAATAAAGCAGTTCCATGAATTTGGATAACTTTCGCTGCTGGAACTTCAATTTGATACTGCATTCCAGACCCTGCTGGTTGTGCTGAGATATCTACGGTCCCCGTGAGCAATGTTACGGAACCATCTAGAACTGTTCCCCTATTAACAAGCGTAAAATCAGTAAATGTCGTACCAGCATCCCGACTTGCCCTAGCGGTAAATGTTGTACTACCAGCCATAAGGATTGCAATATGCGCCGCCGCTGGATCAGTGACCTTAGCAGTAAAGGTGCTTGAATCTAGAAAGAACCCCGTAGCGCCAACATCATCATCAAATGTATTGTTTCCTGAATTATAAACACCATCGCCAGATACCGTTGCTGAGGCAGAACCTACATACGCATCCATGAATCCATCAGATAAAATCTGTGCTGGTAAGTTATTATGATATAACGTTAAATATGTCGTTAATGCACTATTAGCTCTAGAAGTAGTGTCAACAGTTGTGGTAGGAATATTAATTAGGTTCTCTGCTGAAATAATTGGTAACGCTCCCGTACCTGGATTAACAACTGAATCTAATAACACTGGAACGGTTTGATCAACGATGCCCACCGCTTCATACGCTGCCGAACCCAAAGCACCCGCAAATGAGTTAACCGGAACTTCACCAATAGCGGTTCCTGTATCTATTGTCGCAACTGACCCAAGATCAAGATTTGTTCTTGCTGTGGCTTGATCAGCGGGAACACCGGAAATATTATCCAATGTTTTACGCGCTAATTGAAACCCACCGACTTCAATACCATCATGAACCACGGCTGTGATGACATTAGTTGCCGGAACACCGCCGCCCTCAATGATAATTGTTACTTCACCTTCAGCACCAGTAAAGGCATCATTTTCAGCCTCTGATCCCCTTCTTCTTCGAACTTCTGTTGCCATCTCGTTATTTCTCCTTAGAGTTCAAAATCGTCTTCTTCAAAACTATCATTATCTTCCATATCACCACTATTGGTAATACCGGTCTCGTCGTCGACGCCTTCGTCCTTAGCATCCTCAACATCTTCAACATTAATATCTTCTTCCGAATCATCAAGATCCCATAGACCAAGCTCTTCAATGAAACGTCGTGGAATTTTCAGATAGATAATCCACATTAATTTCTCTTCCATTTTGGGACGACCGTCGCTACCTAGATCACCTTGATCTCGAATTTCGCTCGCGACTTCTTGCTTAATCTTTTTGTACTTGACCTTAGTACCAAATTTGAGCAATCTCTCACCACCACGTGGATCAGGCATTTTCTTATATGGATATAACAACGCAAGATTAACCCAATACCGATGGATGAATGGTCCTTCAACTACTTGACCTTCAACCCAATTGGCAAAAGCATATAAATCGAGAGAATCTAAATAATCTTCAACTTGAAGCATAACATCTAGAAGACTCTCGTTGTCTGTTAAACTTCTAACTGAATTATCGCTTTTTAATTCTGACATCGGCTAACCTTTTATTCATTATTTACTATATTATTTATGCAAATAGAAACAGCGGATGCACTGAGCACCCGCTGTTCTAATAAAGTTTAGATGTTTGGCTTTATTCTTCTTTGTAAATTCGTAAAACTTCCGAAACTACTGGAGAACGTTCAACATCTTTTCTTTCAAATTTAATCACTGAAATTAAATCTGAACCCTCGAAGCGATTAATGAAATCCTGTAGACCGTTGCTTGAGCCGATGTCTGATTGACGGACATCACCTGTTACAACCATCTTAGATCCTTCACCAATTCGTGTTAGAATTGACAACATTGAATTTTTTGTAGTGCCTTGCGCTTCATCAACAATAACAAATGCATTTTTGAACGTACGACCACGAATATACGCAATTGGGCACACCTCGATGATTTCGTCCTCAAGCATTTTTTCTACCTGTTGTGGTGAATAATATTCTTTGAATACATCCATAATTGGTAGCATCCATGGCATCATCTTCTTAAAAATGTCACCAGGGAGGAACCCGATATCTTTATCATCTACTGCGCGATTAGGGCGAGTAATTACAATTTTATCACATTGTCCTTCGTTATATGCTTTGATAGCTGCAATTGATCCTAACCAGGTTTTACCACAACCTGCTGGCCCAGTTGCAACAACAATTGCCTTAGTATCATCTTTTAAGGCATTGACATAATGTTCTTGACTTAGATTACGGGGAATCAAAGCTATATGTTTTGGTGCATTAAATGATTGTTTTTCGCTAGTTGCCGAATAGTTTCGGTCTTCACGTGGATTACGACGAGTTGCTCGTTTAGAACGTTTGGTCTTCATCATAGCCTCCTTCAAGGGGTTTTAAATATAGGCTGCTATGAATATTTATCGGTTGGTTTCAATAACTTTAACTTATGTTTTAATTGAATTCTGCTAGTATAAATATACTTAGTGTCAATTACTTTGATTGATAATATCGTAAACTTCCCGCCAGTCTGCTACCTTTGGTATCTCAGGGTGGTTAAAATCCTCGTTATATGGTTGTGTTATGAGAATTGGCTTATGGTCATATTTTAATGAAATCTCTGCCCAATTTGTGTTATCTTCAACCCACCAAGTACCCGGAAACTCTTGTAGTATTGATTCTTTACCGATTTGATGCTCAATGCAATGAACTTCTAAAAATACGTCACCAAATACTCTTCTAATGTTTTCCTCTCTTAGGCTCTTTGTGGTTTCAGACGAACTACATGTTGAAATACCAATAAATTTCCAACCTTCATCATGCAATTTATTAATTACTTCAACTGCATGGGGGTATGGTTCAAGTCGTCCAAAATGTGGCGTATTATTAAACCATCTAATAATGGCATCTGATTCATCTGAGGTATGACAACCTAGAGCATCTTTGAAATCCCAAACTTTAGGATCCCGTTTGTGGGCAATGCCAACTTCGTTTACCACCCATTCAAAGAATGGGTCAATCCACTTTAGGCAAGTTTCATCAATATCAGTCAATAGTAATTTTTGCATCACCCAATCCTTTTTCTTCTAACACAAGTTTATCTGTAGGATCTTCGTTACCGCTAACGTCTTTGAATCGCTCAATGAAATTATTCATTTCTTTTAATATCAAGTCCTTTCGCCCAGAATCCCTCATTTTTTTCATAAACAAACCAACCGATTCATTAATTTGATCACGATATTTATTGGTAAAATAATCAAATACTTCTTGATTTGTTTTCTCCGGTATTCTATGCGATAATACTTCACCGTGAAATAAATCGATAATAACTGAATATTTTGAAAAATGCTTATCATTTACTCGATCATAGAAATCTGCTTTTTCAATTACTTGCATTGATCGTGGCTGTTCCTGCCACCCCTTTACACTAGTATTGATACCATCCTTAGGTCGGTACACTAAAGATATCATCATAAATGGCCGATTGCGTAGATTATTAAATTTTCCCATTTCTTTTCCTTATTATTCACAAACGTTCTTAACGTTCGCCGGTGTGTTACCTTGATGACATCATCGAGATTATTGAATATTTCTTTACATCAAAAGTGTTCTTAATTCCGCAAAACAAGCCGCTAAATTAATTTCCCTCTTACCAACAATGGCATCTCTATACAAATATTTATCGATAATAATTAAAGCTTGGCAAATTGAATCTTCACCTTCACCCCATATCTCAGGATTTTTATACAAGAATTCGTAGATATCATCATATTCATCCTCTGATGCTTGAGAACAAACCAATAGCCTCGCTTCTGTAAGTTTGCCATCAGCAATTAGAGGTAGCATTTCTAGTAGATAATCTTTTGTTGTAGATAACTCATCCTTAACATAATGTAATGTGCCCGCGCGTGTATTCTGTTGTAGAACATTAATAAACTTCCTTAAATCTGGATAGGTCAGTTCTGAAATTTCAACAACGTCATCTGGTTCAAACTGAATTTCTTCATCCAGTAAAATTTGTAATGCGCGGCTTAAAAATTCTTCCTTATCAAGTTCTTTGAATGTAATTTCCTGTAGTCTGGAATGTAGAGCAGGCATGATTTTGTTTGGGTGATTACATGTGAATATGAATCGGATATTATCCTCATATCTTTCAATAACGTGCCGCAATGCTGGCTGAACTGATTCTTTATTCAAGTAATCAGCCTCATCTATTAAGACATACTTCATACCACCTGATAAAGAATAAGTTGAACAAAACCCCTCAATTTTATCACGCAATACATCAATCTTCCGACCTTCGTTAGATCCGTTAATTGTTAATATATCTGCTTTCGGTACCCCAAGCTGTTTTAGGATTAGTTTAGCTAGAGTTGTTTTACCGGTACCTGAATGCCCGCTAAAAAGCATATTTCCTGGCAAAGATTTATTATCAATCCAACTTTTAATTGCTTCCTTTAAACCATTATCCCTTACAACATAATCTTCTAATTCAACGGGCCTATATTTTTCAACCCATAATTTGTTTTCCATATGGTTTTCCTTAAAACGTTAGTTTAAATAATTTTGCTTCTTCTTGGTCTTCAAAATAGATATAGAATACTGAATCACCTTTATCATATTTCTTATCACCCAAGTAGAAAAAGCTTTCACAATTTTCTCGAAGCCATGATTTATAATTTTCAAAGATAGCATCTCTTTTTTCTTCATTTGTTCGCACAATGAATTTATTTTGCAAAAGTTTAGATTTGATATCATCACGCAGGCATTCTAAATCTGATGTTACGAGTTCTTTGGTTGGTGATAAATATTCTGATTTGATTTTTTCTGCATCCTTTGCATTTTCAAAATATATATGTCGTGTTACATAATTATTATCATTGCTTATAACCGTGGCACCAATGTAAAAATAGTGTTTATATTTTGCTCTAATCTGCTTTAGACACTCAATCTCATCAGATTCATCGTCTTCTAATGTAGTTAGAGCAAATTTATTATTCAACATATTCCTTTTAGTTTCATTATCCAAGAATATTATATCATTTTCACTCAACTCTTTCCCCATGGGTTTTAATATTTTTGAATGTATCCGCTGCACATCATCTTTAGAAGAGAAATAAATGTAATAAACAAGTCTGTCATTTTTCTTCTCGGGAGAACTTACATGATAGAAATGCTTACATGAGTCACGCATCGTTGAAAAGAATTCTTCGATGGGTGATTCTGATGCTTTGTTATCTTCCATGTCTATAATAAACTTGTTTTCTAAAAATACAAGTCGTTCTTTTTCGGATAGGAATTTCATATCCGTTACGTTCAGATGCATGGAACGACGAATACTAGTTGCTTCATTGGTTATCATTTAGTATCTCCATAATTATACATCATTATAACAATTATTGTCATAATAAGTCAATTTAGAAACTCAATTTGTATAACACTTGATCTGATTTTCGTAAAAAATATAGTTTATAACTGGTTGTTATATAGCACCCACCAATATCATTTGATAAAAAATCATTTAATGGAAAAAATACATCCATTTCTTCATCATAGTATACACGCTGCTTACGGTGATACCAAGCATACCAAGGTATTTGTCCTTTAGACCATGTTCTAAATTCATCTATTCTAAAATTGTAATCATACATTATATCTTCTTGATATTTGTATATTTTGTCAATGATGTATTTTATTGATTCATTAATAGCTATTAACACCATAATACAAATTAGTAAGCAATATATAGATAAAACAAATACGGTTGTGATTGAACCGGTTAAACAATTAATAACAAACTTGATTACTCTCTGTTTATATTGGTCCATGAAAGTCACTTACATAATATGAATGTTTTTAGGAATTGAACATAATCACCATGAAAACTAAACATAATTACTAATGAAACTTGAGAAGTTTCTTCAATCCATGAATAGCCATAATCTTCTATCATTAAATTAACTGAAAGCCATTTGGTGATATTTTTATTATTGACCCAATTGACGACTTCGTTCGGATAATGATCTCTTATTAAAATTTGGTAATTGTACAGACCATATGGATCATCCGATGAGGGTGAACTATGGATAAACATATCATTCTTGAACTAACAAAATCTCGTCAGTATCAACCATTCGAATTACTTTTTCTTCAGGTGTACCAGCTTTAATTTTAACTCCGCGCGTCCAACGGGCATGAGCAACAAGGATGCGCTCACCCTTCTTTACATAATCAACTTCAGACCCAACACTGTATACAGTACACCAACGTGGGCGAATTCCTGCATCTTTACCATCGTCATGTAGTATAATAATACCGCGACCAGTTTTTTGTTCACCATATTCCATATCAGTAACTAAAACTCCATCTTTCAATGGTTGTACATCACCGGTGATTGTGTGAACATAAGGTTCTTTCATTTCGGACATTCTTAATAACCCTTTCTATCTTGGAAATAATTTATAAAATCACATGCGAGAACAATCATGACATCGATATCTTTCATATGTTTGTTACCAGGATAATTCTTTATAATTTCACATGGTACCACATAATGTCTCGATCCATTTTTATATATAAGAAATTGGCTTAGATAGTTGCTTAATTTTAATGCAGAATCTTGAATATTAGTAATGTCATAATTGCTTATCACATATTTGGCAATTGGAAGAACTAGGTGAACAAATTCATCGTCGTTTATTATTTCTTCAACATTGTGCATAATATTAAATAGATCGTCGTAGAATTGGCATGCCTTTGTTTGGAGAGTACCGTCAAGGTCTGAATTTAGACTATTATAAATACATTTTTTGTTTTCCACATTATCAAATTCCAACAATGCGTTCATTATTCCTCCTCCACGGTCTTACGCTTTCGGGACTTTTTAGCAATTTCCTCGTCTCTACTTTCGTCTTCAGAATCATTATCTTCAATTGGTTCTTCTGGTTTGGGTGATTCAGGCACTTTACCATTTAGCATATTTGTAACATCATCCAATTCGAGAACCACTTTTTCGTTTTCTTCAGTTGGTGCTCGACGATTTTTAAATTTATCTGGGGTGATATTCTTAGATCGAATATTGACTTGTGTTGCTCCCTGTGGATTAGCCTCAGTATAGGCAGCGTATGCAGCTTCTAGGTCTTTACGTGACCTTATAACCTTACCGCCTTTTCCGAGAATATCCCCTTGGGCGTTCATCGAAACGCCGCCTCCAGAAACTGCTACAATTTTTTTATTCTTTGTTGCTAAAGCCGCCATATCAATTAGCGTGCCTTTTGATGTTCTCACTAGTGACATTGTTATATTAACTCCTTGGCTAATCTGTATAGTTTTATTTATACTTTAAAAAACCTGTCATTTGAGAAATTCTCTAAAATTTAAATTATAACGCAAAGAATTCACTCTATGAATACCCAAGAGATATAAACAATAGCTCGCACAAGATGACCCACGCCCAACTCCCCAAACAATACCATTCTTCCGCATTATCGACACGAGCCATAATAAACAACGCAACATTTGTTCTAACTCATAATGTCTAAATAAAATCATTTCATCCTTGACACGATCGCGTTCTTCATCTGTTTTGCATAATTCAAGTAACAATTCTTCAATATTAGCTGATGTGAATGGTTCTGGTGTTAGCCAATTTTTTTGTATTTCAGAATCAAATTCTTCAATTGTAACGGTCGGCTCTTTATATATGGACAATGGCGTATCATCGTCATCTAACCCGGATAAAATTTTGATATATTTATTATAGAGATGAACCTCCGGGTCGTCATTAAACATAAAGGAAGTTATATCTTTTCCATGTAATAATAACTCGCAGCCAGAATCTGGTTTCAGAGTGATATTACCAAACTTATCACGTGTTCTATTTTGGAGATCAATTTTATTTGAATTTTCAGTCATAGTTAATTATAACTAATGAGTACAACAAATTTCAAGATATATTTTATATCTTTCATTTATCTTTGAAATTAATATACCGGCGCCGGTATTTAAATTATCGAAAAGATGTGAGCAGCCTATTGTTATTAGTACATCCTTTCAACAATAATATTTAGCTTATCAGTTTTTATAGCCAAGAATAACCATATAAAATGATTATTTTTTACTATCTTTTGAACGAGCTAATGTTTGTGACCATTTATGATGCAATTCTGATACCCAGTCCGTTTTTGCGGCTTGCATACACGCGCTCCATGTAATACCTGCTGATTTATATGTTTCATACAACTGCAATGCGGTATTTTCAAGTTTCTCTTTAAGAATGATCTTATCTTTGAGCTCCTTGTTTCCTTGCCTATTCATAATTTCATCACGATAAGCTCTTTTTGCAATTAATGATCGCATACTTGGATTTGTTTTACGTTCCTTACGCATCATATTTAATGTCTTCCTTGCGACATTACGTCGTTCACCACTTGATGTATACGTTGTTCCTGATGATTTGCCACCCATTGTTTTATTTCCTTTTTATTTTACGATTGAATTATCATATTGAATTTCTACTTGGATATGATCCTGGTTGGTATAGTCGATATTTTTGAACCAACAACCAAATAACGAAAATGTATTAAAGTCTTGATCAAATTTATAATTAGCTGTCTTATCACCATTCCCGAATGCCATTTGTTTTATTAATTGAGAATTAATATCTGCTTGATATCGTTTATCAATTTTGGCCATAACAGTACCTGAGTCTGTTGGATTAGTGATTTCTAATACTTGTATTGACATATTCTTTTTCCTTTATTGTATATTGATAAGACCATCATCGTCCTCTTTCTTTGCATCAACATTTTCATCTGTTGTCATAACGAGTCCCGGTTTCATTCTTGGATTTTCGTCGCCCTGTTTTTTATTAAACCTATTCAAACGCTCATCATTCAACATTTGCATCATTTGTAATAATTGTTGATATGCTTGTGAATTTGTTCTTTGCGCAATGCTGATACGATTCGCAAGATCTCCCGTTTTCTTCTCTAGCTCGGCATCTGAAAATTTACTAACATCTAAAAATGGCATCATAATAAAAACACTCCTTATTCCTAATATTTACACCTTTTTATATTAGGTTAATGGTAATACCTTACCGCCTACAAATCCTGCAATTTCTGTTACAATTTCACCATCCCATTCAACGACCTTAACACCAGCTTCTTCAAACATTTCTAAAGTAGCCTTATGAGATTCATCGAATTGATTTAATTGATACGAATTGCTAAAATTTTCGTGAACAATAACTTCTTTTATTCCTGCTTGAATGAGCCCTCGGGCACAATCGGCACATGGCAGAAAGTTGGCATAAGCAGAGCATCCACGCAAATCACTTCTAGAATTATAAATTGCATTTCTCTCAGCATGTTCAGCATACAAATACTTCTTTGGGCGAGCGTGTCTATCTTCAACATCATCATCTACACCACGCGGCATGCCGTTATAACCAATGCTTCTTACTGTATTCTCTTTGTCAACCACGACGCACCCAACATGGGTTGAACGGTCTTTACTTTTCATAGCCACTAGATAAACAAGTGACATAAAAAATGTATCCCATGTTATATGATTTTCCATTTATACTCCTTTATGGTCCACTCGTTGCAATATTTCCGCAACATATTTCAAATTGTTGGCCCATGACATTTCAACGATATCAACAACGTGGACATTGTTGTCTTTTTGTTCATACGAAACATTCCATGGGATATCACTTGTTTCTAACAGTTCATTTATAAATGAAGTGCATTGCTCACGTGTTCTGAAAGTAAATGTTAGATCCCATGTGCAAACACTTGCTTTACCAGTCACGCTTGGATTCATAAATATACGATGTTTGCGACCCAAATGATCTGGATTATCAGACATTAATTAATATCTCAGGCTGACCAATTTGACCTTCATATATGTCAACATTATATCCGTGCATAGGATTTCTTGCAATATATTCTTGTAAGTAAGCCAACAACGATGGGGAATGATTCTCAATTATATATTGATAAAATACACCAGAACGCTTTCCCTCTGTGGCAGTGGTTCCGGCAGCAATATAACCAGCATAATGTCCATTGAATGAATCCAAATAGTTCTCAACATAGTTCTGGAACATTTTATCATTATTAATGTTAACGTTTTGATGCGGTATAAAAATTAAGCGCAATCCATGCATAATATTCTCCTTAAAAAACGATTGATTCGTCAACCCCGTCGGGGCTGTAATATGATTTCTTAGCGGTATCAATGCTATGATAATTGTCCAAACAAGTGACCAAGTATTCCGCAAGTATCCAATCTGGAGTATCCGAAATACTTTCTACATTGTGTTTATTGATTACTGTGGCTAAATCCCGCACCAATTGTTTACGCATTATTTAAATATCACCGTCTTTGCGGTTATCTGAATGCCATTCGGAAAATGTACCACCCGGGTACCTAGCTTCAAGTTTATTGATATTTTCTTCAATAACATCAAATGGTTCCAAACCCAAGGCACGACAGGCGTTAATCCAGTACCACATAACATCACCGAGTTCCCGCTTAAGGTGAAAACGGACATCTTCATCCATATCCTTACCGTGAAACTTAATTTTCTTTACGATTTCTGCTACTTCACCACCTTCAGAGGATAGACCAGAAGCGGCTGTATCGAGTAACGCCATATTTACGCCCGCTGCATCCAGCTTCTTAAGACGTTCAATATAAGCTAATGTATTATTGGATTCTTCAGAAGTAATTTTTTCTACAAAATCCATGTATAGATTTAATTTTTCTTGTGACATTGTTCACCCTTTATTATTAGATTTATTATTAAATAATAATAACAGATTAAGAATGTGAAATGCAATATTATTCTGGTAAATTATACGTCTCTAAGAATTCCTTCCTAGCAATGCGATAATAATGATCACCATCTTTAACTAGAAAATCATTCTTCTTTAATACCATTAACTCACCCCATGACGCTGTGAACATTATTTCTTCTTCGTCAAGGTATTCAGCCACGTTACGATAAGATTGTTCAGGGATGGCTATACCGTTGATTATTTCGTACTTTTCTAAAAATTTATCATGTTTTAGAATATATTTTTCTAGACTTGGTCCGCACATAATAATATCACCATCTTTAGCGGTATTTTGTGTTTCTTTACCATCAGATGTAAAAGTTTCAACTAATAGATCAGGACCTTTATGTTCGGTATATGAAAACATGGGCATATCATTAGTATTGCCCTCATGATATATGTATTCAATTTGCTTTTTAGTCGTTTGTTTGAAATTTATTCTAGAAAGTATACTCGACAATTCTTTCATTTTATCTCCAATATTATTGGTTAATTTATTATTACTCCAATTATACTTGTTGGGGGATGCAACAATCAATTTAATTTTGAGTTTTTACTTTACTAAATGCTGGATTTACCACTTTATGCTTGGTTCCGCAAGTATTACAGAAAAATTCAAGTGTTTTGAATATCATTCCTGTTACTGATAATGTTGTTTTATTTTGACAATGGTAGCAGGTATATTCCATATCAGACACGTATAGGCGTTCAGCCGCCTCAGTCATTTCTGGCACTGCGCTAATTTTTGTTATTTTTTTCGTCCTGGTTGATTTTCGAGCACCAGGAAATGGAATAATTTCCATATCAGTTTCCTTTTATGTTTACCTGCTGCTCATTGTTATTTAGCCTAACCAATTATAAAAAAACATTATGTTTACTATTGACAAATATCATATAATTATAATATAATAACCCAATATGAATATTGAGAAACCCAAAAACTGTGATATAGAATTACCTGAAGGTTGGGTTTATCCCCAGCTAAGTAATGGTGTCTATCAAATTATGAAAGCGTCTGGAGGTAAGGTTTCTTTGTATCCAGAATGGCTTAAAGGACCAAATGCAGAACTTCTTCCTAGGATTAAATTTGATAGTTTAACTTTTGCCGAAGCTAAAACCGTAATAAAGGTATCCGAAAAAGGTGTTAAAAATTACGGTGATATAATTATTTGGATCATTGAAACATGCAGTGGTGAATGGAGGCCATCATTTACTGGTGTTTTTTATTTCCAAGATGAAAACGATCGAATAATGTTTAAATTGGCATGGGGATAATATGGACCGTTATAATAGAACATTGGTAACAATTTTTTGGTATTATCATTGGATTAAAAATATATCTCTGTCTTCGACATTATATCACATTACTTGTAAAAAATATCCGTATCGTATTGATTTGGATAAAGTGGAAAATCTTTGTGTCGTATGTCCTCCGATCGGTTCAACAACTACCAATTTTGAAATCTGGTTGAGCCAAAATTGCAAATATTATATTCTTGATCGTTATGGATCTTATATCTATTTTTTCCGTAAAGAAGATGCTGTTTTATGCAGATTGGTATGGATGTAATAATGGCTAACATAAAATATACCAAGACCGAAATAGTAACAATGGTTATTTCTATATCTCTTTACCGTTTGTCCGGTGGTCGATATCCATTTATGTATGATATCATTGATCATGTTAAGAGTTTTTGGGAAATACCAGATAGACGTCAAAAAGAACGCCAAAATGTGTATGTAAGATACGAAGTTAACCCAACATTAAACGAATGGTTGAAAGAAAATGCAAAGTATTATGTTCATATCCAAAATATTCCCACAATATACTTTTATAGGAAACAAGACGCCATATTATTCAAATTAACTTGGGGATAAAATTGACCTATGCTATTTTAGTGTTATAATAATAAAAAACTTGGAGATGATATGTCAATAGAACGATTACCACTTTACAGTAAAAAAACATTGCGCGTAACGCATAATGTATGGGGATGGGCGCAACCCAATGTTCCGTTCGGGGTTGATTCGTTTGATGATGGGGTGTCTGATGGTGATATTATTGTAGTTCATTTTTCTAGAAGCCTTTCTAATGAACAATATAAAGAAATTGAATCATGGATCGACGATCATCTAACTGGTGGTGTGTTTTATCTACTTAATTCTAGAGTATTTTTTGCAAATGAACACGACGCGATAACATTCAAAATGATGTATGCAATGGTCAATAATTTACTTGACTATTAATGAAATAATGCTATAATTAGCAAATAACAGAGGAGAATAGATATGTCAGAGTTTGAAGTAAAGGTCGTTAAGATCGACGACGTAGTTGATCATCCAGATGCCGATCGCCTAACGGTAGTCAAGATTGGTGGGTTCAATTGCATCGCCAATAAGAAGGAAGACGGCTCCTGGCGCTATCAGGGTGGAGACATGGTTGTCTATATTCCCGAAGGTGCCGTTGTTCCTGATTGGCTCTTGAAGCACATGGGCTTCTGGAACGACGAGAAGGATACCGGCGGACTTGCCGGCTCCAAAGGGAACCGCGTCAAAGCGATGAAGCTTCGGGGAATTTTCTCACAAGGAATTCTATTGCCTGTTGAGCCAGATTCAACTGAAGATAATGTCCTGGTTATTTCTGAACCTCATAATGGCAATGAGGGCGCTGGACTATGGAGACTCGGTGACAATGTTGCTGAAGGTCTTGGCATCACCAAGCATGAACCAGTTATTCCGTCCAGTATGAACGGTGAAATGTTTGATGCGTTCGGGAAAACATTGAAGTTTGATGTTGAAAACATCCAAAAGTATCCTGATATTTTCGTTGAAGGGGAAGCCGTTAACGTGACTGAGAAGCTTCACGGAACATGGACCTGCTTCGGTGCTTATCCTGAAGAAGATGGAACGTGGACTAAAATCGTAACAAGCAAAGGCATGAGTGCCAAGGGTCTTGCATTCAAATTGACCGAGGAAAATGCTGGTAACCTTTATGTTCGAATGTTGAACGAAACCAAAGACGAGAATGGTTTTGACATTATTGACCGTTTAATTGAAAAGATGAACCGTATCTACGAACGTTCTGATCGCGAACGAAAGCCGTTTTATCTTCTCGGTGAAACTTACGGAAAGGGTGTGCAGGATCTTGCGTATGGTGAAGATAAGCCAACCTTCCGAGCGTTTGATCTTTATTCTGGTCAGCCTGGGCAGGGTGAATATGTAAACTCTTTTGTTCGTATCGACATTCTTTCTACTCAGGGAATTGAATCCGTTCCTATGTTGTATGAAGGACCGTTCAGCATGGAGAAGATGGAAGAACTTCGTGACGGGCGCGATTACAGCAATTCCAATATCCGGGAAGGGATTGTTATTCGTCCGCACGTTGAACGGCAAAACGATTTCATCGGCCGGGTAATGCTCAAGTATGTAAGCCCAAAGTATCTTCTTCGTAAGGGTGATACAACAGAGTTTAACTAAACTGGATGGGAGGCCTTAGAGCCTCCCGTTCACCGTTTCCCAATTAACAATTTTCCAAAAGCTTTTAGCGTATTTTTTCTTGTCTGCGCCATAATCCAAGAAATAAGCGTGTTCCCACATGTCAAGTAACAATATGATATCAGAACGTTTTTTGTGATTGGATATTTGAACAATCTTCCCTGACTTCGTTAGAGCACACCAACCATTACCTTGTATTGTGGTTGCTGTTTCCTCAAACTCAGATTTGAACTTAGCCAATGATCCAAATTTATCATTGATTAATTCTAAGAAATCATTTAATGGTTTGTTGTTGTCCGTTGGTGGTTGTAAATTCTCCCAGAACAAATCATGTAAGAATGCCCCCGCAATCTGAAAAGGATCGCCGTCCTTGGCATTTTTGTGATAATTTTTTGTAAGAATATCATAATGTATATCAATAGTTTCTTTACTCATGATTGGAGATAACGAATCTTTTGAAAAGGAAAGTTTATCTAATTTCAAATCATCTTTGCTTTCAAGTATATTCATCCATTGACGTAAATTATTTGTTTTCATTATTAATTCCTTTTAGAATCCAGCATCAAACGCCCAAATTGAATTTGTTTGATTCCAAAATCCAGGTCTACTAACGATTGCTCCAGAGAAACCGTCCATTCTGACATTACCACCATCTTCTGTAAATGCATTAGTGGACAAACTTGAACCCGACGAAGTCAATGATACATTGTAATCGTTAAATGTTGGTGTTGTATCTATTAACGATACATCTGGAATTCTACGCATTGTCGTTGGGAAGATGATCGATGCAACAATGTCAGTTGCAGCTACCGCCCATGCGCTACCAGACTTCGCAGTTTCATAATAATGTCTCTGACACATGGTTAATTCAACTGTCGGATCACGTTTTTCAAATGGTGTAGCAATTGACCCCAATTCAAGTTGAACGCAAGCAATATCAACATCAATAGTTGTATTTACTGGAAGTCCTAATACGATATTTATGAAATCATCATCATTTGTTCCTATCGTTTTTCCTGTTAACGATGGGAAGGTAAAAGTATTCGTTACTTTCGTCCACAGTGTTGTAAGCACTACATCAGGCAATGCTTGTGTGGCTGCGGTCGACGGGGAACCACCGGTTCCGAACTGTTGCGCGACTCTCCTATTTTGAGTTGTAGCACCAACACTTGCTCTAGTGTAATAAGAGAGAGTAACGGTTTGACCGGCAAATGTACGGACACCTTCGATTCTTTGACGGAAATCATTAAGGAAACCAGATGTACCAGATGTTAATGTTGCACGCATAAAATATTGCGGTTCTCCTGGAACGTCTGTTTGTCCTAGATCGAAAGGTTGTTGAGATATAACAATGATATCATCTGTATTAGTATCAACTCTCCATAAATCAGCATTAAAGCCAGATCCAAATCCGGATGTTCCACGTTGCCAAATATCAAAATTACCATTAACGATTTTATTTCTAAATCCTGCGATTTGACCATTAGTATCATTGATTGATGGGATTGTTAAGTCCCCAGCAACTTCTAAATCTGTTATTGTCAATAATCCTGCACTGGTTAGACGCATATGTTCAACCGGGGCTGCACCATTCAAAGCTGTTCTAAATATGATATCACCGGTCTCGTTACCTACTGAACCATTAGTTAAGGCGAAATCAATATTAGCAATTTCAA